TAGGTTTTGCATTTCTGCTCCTTCTGTTTGGTTGATGTAATCAACTTAGCATACTTTCTTTGACTTGTCAAGTCTTAGATAAAGTATTGGCTATCTGCCAGTGATATAAACATACCACAAGGGTGTGACATTACTTATGCACTATTTCAAATTCGCCATTGTCGTACTTCTGGTCGCACCCGTTTCCACGAACACTTCCACAGAATACGAATCCTTCTTCTGTTGCTATCGCATCTAGCGATGAGCAGAAGATTCCGCAATTATCACATTTCGCTGGCATACTGATTCCTTTCGGTAGTTGTTTGTTTCAGTAATTTCACTTTACCACAGGGGTGTGACATTTATGCCACTTCCCTACTCTCTCGCCAGAAGTGAAGTCTGTCATAGACCACTTTCAGCTTTGCCCTAGCGTCACGCTCATTCATATCGGCTAACACTAGACCATGCTCGGTACAACCGTACACACTCTCGCCCCTATAGGCGATTAGGCTACTGTTGCGTAGGTAATACATTGTCCACCCAAGTCGTTGCTCCATGACCGCTCTAGCGTGGTTAGGAACGATGCCAGTGTCTATGAGACGACCCATGACTTCTTGTGTGGCTAACGCTCGCCCTGCAGTTGATAGTATCTGCAAGACAGGGAGCATTAGGTCATGGTCCCTTAGGTAGTCATCGTTACCAGTACGCTTCTCGTATCGTGAGAACTTGAAGTCGTCAGCATTGAACTCGTAAGGACCATCGTGTAGTTGGACATCAGCATCATAGTTGTCTGCTGGTACTAGGTCGTTGCCGTATAGGTCGTGGTAGACCACATAGTCGTGGCTATCTTCAAGTATCACTGACTTACGAATCGTCGTTTCGATTTGTATGCCACCGTCTACGCTGAAGCATGATGGGCATTCGTCTCCTTCAGACCACGCTGTAGGTAAGTCTAAGAAACATGATTTGCATCTATAGGTTGTCATAAATTCTCCTTCGTTGAGTTGATTTAAAGACCATACCACATGGGTGTGACATTGTCAAGTCTTGTTTGGGGGATTCTGTTGCCACGTTCCCCCGAACGCCGAGTCTTACTCATGTGGTTGCTTTGGTTAGATGTATAAAGCGTGGAACTTCATCACCACAGCGGTGAACCCTGACCTGATGTGGTCTTCTTGGATTCGTATTGCGGTTTTAAGATTTAGTTCAATAGTGAACGTTTGTTCACCATCGCCCTTATCAACCAAGACAACATATGTGTTGTTGTCTCCCATCGTTCAATCTCACCTCCTTTAGGTCTCGTTGTAATGGGTGGAGGATTCTGTTGCCACGCTCCTCCGAGCGCCGAGTCCGACTCACTTAACGATGAAGTTACACCAGACCGTCTAGCCACGCCTGTGCCTCCTCGTGCGTCTCAAACCCCATAAGGATTTCCGACGCCTCTGGATTCAGAGTGTGGAATGACGATGGCTCGGAACTATCCGGTCCCCAAATTCTTAGGAACCGTGCCGAGTAACCTATCGTACCCTTGCTCAATTTTCACCTCCTTTAGGTTGTCGTTGTAAAACCCTATAGGCCACCAAGTGACGAAATGCGGACATCAAATTAAAAATAATTTTTCCGAACACATGTTCGCCCCTATCGGTCCTATCGGTTTTCTCACTCACAACACCCTATAGGCCAACAGCCCCGCAAAAGCGGACATAAAAATAAAAGAAATTTGAACAGTCCCGGTCAAAAATATATATATCGGGGCTTGTTAGGCTTACTTAACAGAAAATGTTAAGCGAACTGCGGGGCTTCAAACAAAAAAAATAAAAAAAAATAAAGTCCCGTATAAAGACAAAAAAAGACCACCCCGTAGGGTGGGGTGGTACTTTAGTTTCCTGATGTGATTGCCCAGAGAACAAACCCTAGCCAACTTATCAAGCATAATGGACCAATTAGTTCCATATTTGTTATTTTCCCTTTCTGTAGGTTGCTATTAACCATAGCACACCCCTGTGACATTGTCAAGTTTTGTTTGAATTGACAATGTCACACCTATGTGCTAAAGTGCTACTAGCAACCAACCATAAGGGGGTGAGAAAGTGGACAATCCATTTCACGGCGATACCATGCCATCGGTAGAAGATGTGTGTGAGTATCTGAACGAAATACACGGTCTCTGGGGAACAGAGGACGAGATTTTCGCTGATACTGATGATTTCTTAGACTATCTCTAAGATTTCTGTCAGACAAATAAAGTGCCTACCCTGTAAAGGGGTAGGCATTTTCATGTCTTTTTCACAGCCCCGCATATTGTTTTTCATCATTTTTCCATTATAACACAACAGTCCCGAAAAAGCAAACAAAAACAAAAAAAGTCCCGAAAGTTTTTAAAAGCTACGGGGCTTCTGTCTTCTTCCCGTTCAAAACACCGGGGCTTTTGCAAAAAAGTCAAAAAAATAACCCCTTTGTTAGAGGGGGTATTTTTCTTTTCTTCAGTTTTGTTCTTCAACACTCAATGGTGTCCCTATGGCGTCCCTGCGTTACCAGTTACCCTTCCGACACGCTTTGCGTGAGGCTTCTTTGCGCCTGTCAGTAAAGACTGACGCTCTTTGCCTACGCCCTTCACGCATCGCTTGGACTTTCTCGTCCCTTTGTGCTTTGCGTAAAGCCTTTGACGAATCAAAGTCTACGTTGATTGTTATTTTGGTTTTGTTCTTGCTCATGTATGTAACTATAGCACACAACTGTGACCCTGTCAAGTCTTATCTAAGATTATTACCACTTTCTCCAACTCTGACCCCATCTAGGAGACGTAGAGCGTAGGTAAAGTGCCAATTCAGGGTACTTTTTCTCAATAGCGCTTGGTAGGTAAACATGGACCATCAGGTCTAGTGACCTAATGAAACGACATGGCGAACCGAACCAAAACCTACTACAAGGTTTCATTTCGTTCTTAATGTATGCATGTATTCTCCTATGGTCTATGCCCCAGAAGTCTATACCGACCCTGTCTGCGACCATTCGTAAGCCTATTGCGTAGTTGTTCATGTCACCACTATAACACAGATAAGATTATCTGTCAAGTCGTTATTGTAAAACGACTCCTTGATACGCAAGTTTGTTACCATCTTCATCAAAGACTTCTACGTTTTCTTCTTCCCACCAAAGGTCAGGGTGAACGTCTATGTCCTCACAATAGTCTAACGCTTCTTGTAAAGTGTCAGCATGGTCAGACAAGTCTATCTCTACTGTCTGTTTCCTAGTTATTGTCGCTGTTAAGTTCATTTTCCTTCGCTTTCTTAGCCCTAATGCGTGCTAAAGCCTCTTGTTTGTCAGCCTCTAGTTCAGCCCATTGCCGTGCTAGTTGCTCATCTGTTCCATAACTAAACATTACATGCCTCCATGTATAATTGCGCCACCCATGTAGGCGACTGTGAATACAACTGCGAACAGTATCGCAGAAACGAATAGCCTTCTGTTACGATACGGAGAATCCCACATACCATTCCTCCTGTGGTTTCAACTGGTCGTAAAACTGTTCTATAGCCTCCAGTGAGCCACACTCACTACAAACGCCTGTGACGTTGTCTGTGCGACTCAAAGCAGGGAACCCCTCAAAGGCTAGTCCGCATCGTGGACATCTCATTACAAGTCCTCCATGAAGTCTAGCGCCAGTGGGTGTACGTCTAGCGTTTCCGCATCAGCCATGAGTAGTGACGCTAAGTCCATAGCATCTTCTTTATCCGTACTCATAGAGCCAAGCAGAGTCGCTGATGCTGACATGTACATGGCAGTAGCCATTGCACGAAAGTCGTCATCGTCTAAGGTTATACCTTCTTCTGATGCAGACTCTAGCATAGTATCAGCAATTTCGTTAATGTATGTGATGCCGGAGCGCATTAGGAGCGCCCTGTCCTCTAGTGAAAGGAACTCTGCATCTTCTCTTGTAATTGGTTCTGACATTTTGTCTCCTCTTGTTGTTAGAAACCACTATAGCACAGATAAGGTTATCTGTCAAGTTATACTTCTTGATAGACCTTTTCTATTTGCTTGTACCATTCAGTAGTCTTAGCCTCTATCAGTTCGTAGTAGTTTTCTCCGTCATAGAAGGACTCTTGCTCATCGTCTGACATGTCCTCGCTTGGTTGAGGCAGGTCGTCTGACATGGAGTAGACAACATCACTCTCGTGGTAAGAGTCTATTCCGTGAAAGCACATACCGTGTTCTTCATAGTAGATAGTGAACTTTAGGGTAGGGAACATCTCTGATACTGACAGCCAGAAGTCCTCCTGTAGTGGACCCCACGCTGTTTCGTACTCAAAGAACCTAGTACCAATTCCAGTTTCTTCGTCTATGTTTTCGCCACCGTTCCAACGCATGTCACAAGAACCCCATTTGGTTCCCCACATGCTATTCGCCCAGTGATACCAGTCAGAGTAGCCAGTCTCCGCTTTCGCTTTCTCTGCTTGCGCTACGAGGTCGTTATGTTCTTTCTTACGTTCCTCGTATTTCTCTGGAGTCCAAAACTCGTTAGATTCATCTTCAACAAGTTCCATGTACTGACCATCTGCGTCAAACTCTCCTGTAGGTACTGGTGAGCGTGTGCCTCGTAAAACTTCAGGCATAGGCATTAGATTGTCAGTAAGGTCAAAAATTACTTGCTTCTTACCGTTCTCATCTTCTTCTACCCCTGACTGTATGCGCTCAAAGAATGATTGCACGTCGTCTTTAGGTCCGCTTACTTCTAAATAGTTTTCACACCAATTTGGCATATTTGTCTCCTTTTGTTAGTGCCAGTATAGCACAGATTGTTTACTTTGTCAAACCTTATCTGGATTGTAATGTTCTTGTGGTACGCTCATCTTGATAGACTCCGCTACACAAACCCTACCTAAATCTTCCACACCGCTCATGTGGACTCCGTAGGTGAAGGCACGCTCCTTAGCGTCATCAGCGTTATCCGCTAAGACTCTAACCTTATAGCGCTCCATTCTGGATACCGTTATGTCGTAGTATTTACCGCTCATTATATGAGCCTCGTTAATACGTCAATAGTGTCCTCAATGTTTAGTTGTTCAAAATCTTCCCAGCCAGACACGACGTATGACGCATCTGTACAAAACCTACGCAGTTCTGTCAGTTCTTCTGACCAGTCGTCTCCGTACTGTTCGTTTTCTTCTAGGAAGTTTATCACCTTACCTAAGACTCCCCCGAAGGCATAGCCTTCAGGTGGAGTATGGTCAGGTGGAGTGATTGTGTACCCTTCAGGTGCTTTCACTATGCTTCCACCTTTTCGCCTCGCCATATAACATGGGCTCGTGTTTGAATATCCCACTTGCTTGTGAGTTCAAAGTTCTTCTTAACAAAGTTTCCAAACTTTCCGAAAGAGAAACCAGTTACTATGAACATTGCTAGAAGGTCACCGAACGAAATATCTTCGTCAGTGTTGTATGTGTAGATAAACTCTCCCCACATAATGTTTACTTCAACTTTACCAGTAATTGCACTCTGGTGAAGTGTTATGTTCTTTATGCGTGAAGTAGTATTGTCTCCACTATGGATTGAGATGTAGCGACCATCATCAGAGAGTGTGACAGATATGTTTCCGTCATACCCTTCTCTTTTGAAAGTACCACTTTGAAAGTCATCAAATAATTTCATTATTGCTCCTCGTTGTTGTTAAATAACACCATAGCACACTTTGCTATGCTTGTCAAGTCTTATCTAAGTTTTCCTTCCGACTTGATAAATACCACTATAGCACATGGGTGTGACATTACAGAACTCTGGTCGTTCCTCGTCTTGCTTTAACGAACTCGTCAGCAAGCACTGTCACCTGTTCGTTAAGCGACCCCACATAAAGTTTAACGTAGTTATCATCGTAGCACTCTATGACGAAACCATCGTCACGCTTCGTACCAGACTTACGCTTTAATTGAACAGTTACATTAGTTCCTGCTTTAAGGATACGTTGTCCTTCACGCCTAATCTCTGGCACGACTACTCTATCTTTAGGATTAGTGTGCCCTTTAGCGTTAGCGCATAAACGAGCAAGATGCTCTATTGCTTCCTCTGTAGTAGCCCAGCGCTTCGCTCCACCACGCTTCTCCATTGGACCCCAGTTTGGGTCGTGGGCGCATGATTGTCCTTCGCAATGACCAAATGTTATCTTGTATCTAACTTTACCTGCTTTGATGTCCTCCGCTAAGGAGCAGTGACCACAGCAATGGTTTTTGTTGGGTTTCTTAGTTTTCTTCATGTTTACGATAGTAGCACACTTTCTTTACCCTGTCAAGTCTTACCTAATCTTTGCCAGCCTACAATCGCGATTGTGCGCCCGACTTGACAATGTCACACCCCTATGCTATAGTGGGTTTCAACAAGGAGAAGAAATAATGGTACTAGCAAACCACATAAGTTACATCGTGTTAGATGAACAAGATGACGACTTTTTTTATCTTGCAGACTCACTTGCAGAAGTTGAGGAGCAAGTAAGATGGCTCCGAGCCACCGACCAAGAACCCATCGTTTACGAAGTAGGTTCTCCAGTCACAATCTAAGGACACTCCCTAAGCAAGGAGTAAAACTGCTTAAAAAAAGAGAGGGAGAGTGAAGTCCCGCTTATTTTAAGTCTAATAGTCCCGGAGCTGAAAAAAATATCGGGGCTTAAGCGTTTCGTTAATGCGGGGCTATAAAAAAAGACATAGGAATGTGCGCAAGAACACTCAATGGTGTCCCTACGCACACTCTCTAAAGGAAGGAGAGGGAATATCTAGCGTGGGCTTTGGCTTCGCGTAAGACATAGGTACGCTAGGCTCTCGTCCGACTGCCGTAGGTTATTGTAACCCTTTACCGTCCGGCATCTTATGTGCTTTCTTTGGTCCCCTTCCTATGGGCAATAACTCCCATAGCACCTTTTAGTAGGTGCATACTTTTTATATGTCTGTGGTGGAGTCCGGTATTCCAACCCTCTCCCTTACCGTCTGCATTATTAACTCGTATTCCAAATATGGACCAGAGTTAGTGGCACTGACCACGAAAAGCACTATAGCACACAGTGTAACTCTTGTCAAGTCAAAGAATGACTTGACAGCAAACTTTATCTGTGCTACAGTGATGGGACACTAAGAGAAGGAGCAGAAATGCCAAAAGGAAAACTAATAGGTCACTGTCCAGTGGACAGCGGACAAATAATGTTAATTGACCCATGCTATGTATTAGCGGACAATAACACCGACGACAAAAACCTTAACCAACTTTATCTTGACATTTGTGATGTTACGATAGAACAAGGCGCAGGCGAAATTGAACTCGGAGTTGCTACTAGCACATATATCGGAGATGGTAACTATCCAGTCTACGCAGACATGGAAGGTAAGCGAGTTAAAAGCGTTACCATAGTATTTGACTAATGGGATATATTACACCTTACCTTTGCGACCACTGTGGCATAGCCAATGTGGACCCAGAGACAGCAATCTATGTAGATGATGGAACAAGTAAGATATGTGTTCCATGCTACCGAGTGCATGAAAAGACATACCCTCACCAAAGAGGCGTATCGTACCACTAAAAGAAATCTTAAATAAAACTTGACAAGCAACCAAATCTATGCTAAGGTTTGGTTAGTGGGAAAAACCCCACCTTAACAATTAGGAGCAAACAACAATGCCAATGTATGATTCATCGGATAAAGTAGAAGCAGGAACCAGCGTCATAGACTCTGCGTTAGATGCTGATGCCTTATTTGTGCCAGAACAAGCGCCTCTGACATTACCTGACGGTACAGTTCCAGAGTCCAAAGGTGAAGCACAATTTAGGACCATCTACAGAACTAAAGCAGACGGTTCTCAAGTTCTACTGAATCCAGCAGTATCACAAACGTATCATGCAGACTCATATAAAGTTCTGTATGAAACGGCTGACGCTATGTTCCCTAATTCTTGCGTAGACTTCAAACTACTCGGCAACGGCGAGAAAGTAATGTTTACCCAAGAACTTGGTGAGTCAAAAGACTTAGGTGGAGGAGATACTGTGACAAGTCATCTCATGTACACTGGGTCACTTGACAGCACATGGGCGACAGCGGTATATGGTTTCGCTTTCAGACCATTCTGTTCTAACCAAATCCCTATGGGTTTGTTACAACTAAGTCAAAAGCGAACTAAGAACCACGATGCTATGCTATTTAGCAAAGCGTTGGTTCTAGCACAAGCGTCGTCAGTATTTGACACGTTTACATCTAACGCTACTTACATGAGAGGGATAACTTTCAACCAAGTAACGTACCGACGTATCCGTGACCAAATCTTACCTACGCTTGACGAAGATGCAAGTGGTAAAGCGGTTTCTTTCGCTGATAAACGAATTGAAGCCATTGACTACTTCTATCAAGAGGAAGCGGATAGAGTCGGCGAAAACGCTTGGGCGCTATATAACGCATTCCAATCCTATGAGTTCCATACTGCTACAAAAGCAAAAGCGGAAAAGCAAATTGACGTTCTCCGTAAGCCGGAGAGAAATCAATCACTTACCGAATCCTTCAAGGAAATAGCATTAGCAGGAGGGCTAGTATAGGAATGTCACACCCCTATGATATAGTGGGTCTTGTTGGTGGGGCAGAAAAGCTTTCTGCTCCACCAGCAAATAATTCAGATAAAGACTTGACAAGCAAACGAAAGTATGCTAAAGTGAGTTTAACAAGTTGAGCAAGTCGCTTAACTAAAGCAACTAAACAAGAGGAGTTTAGATGAGTACCGAAAGCAACTGTTGGGATACATTCAACAGCATTTTAGAAGCCGGAATAGACAGGGTGATTCTTTTTGGACCTCCTGGAACTGGCAAAACATATACGGCGATGCACGCCTACCAACCTGAAGGTGGCAAAGCATACCGACTAACCTGCACGGACGACATGACTAACATGGACGTTACTGGTGGGTTCCTACCTTCCGCAGATGGGGGTTTCTCCTATGTAGAAGGTTCCGCTATTAAAGCATGGGCAGGACATAGACTTGTCATTGACGAAATTGACAAGGCTGGTGGTGACGTATTCGCTACCCTGCTTAACATGACTGACTCTGATGGGTCTGCTACATGGGAACACCCTATCACTGGTGAAGTTCATACTCCCCAACAGGGTTTCAAAGTCATAATGACTACTAACGTAGAACATGTTGAGGAACTACCTACTGCACTAGTAGACAGGTTCCCAGTGCGACTACGCATTGACCGTCCACACCCAGAAGCACTAGAGACGCTTCCTCCACACTGGAGAGACTATGCATCTCGTATGGCTGACGCTGGTAGTGAGCGCATGTCATTGCGACTGTTTCAATCCCTTAACCAACTCTCTCGTAAAATCGGAGAGCAGGAAGCCTCTAAGGTGATTCTTGGTGAGAGGGCAAACGCCTTCTTGGAAGCAATCAAAATAGATACCTTCCGAACGGAATAGTTCAAAACACGGAGGAAGTGGTTATCCCTCCGTACCGCTAAGGGGAGGGTAGAGTGGTTGCCTACCCTCCCCTATTTCTTAGGTAAGACTTGACAAGCAACCAAATATATGCTATATTCGTATTACTGAACAAGAGGAGAAAAAATGTCAGTAGAACAACAAATAAAAGAAACAACAATTAGAAACAGACCTATGCCAGAAGTATTCCGGCGTAACGACATCAGAAATTCTGGTGGTTGGGACGTAGGGCATGCTCCAGCAGTAAGAGGGGAACCATTCATTACCGTATCTGGTCGTGTTATGCGAGTACCCCTAGACGATTCTGAATTGTCACAAGCGATTAGGGCGCATGAGCAAATCCACGTTAAGATTAGCCCACAAGACCTTACACCATACATTACGGAACTTACTCCAGAGCAGGCTATTCGCTCGGCAGAAGAAGCCAGAGTAAACTTCATCGCTAATGAACTAGGCTTCCCTATGAAGTCTATGGTCACTGGTGGAGACAAGCATGACGGTAAGATTATCGCTCAAGCAGAGGACTGGGCATCAGCAGTATACGCTGTCGGTGCTTCCTGCTTCACTGGTGGGCTTACTCCACTAATCTCTGGAGTACGAAGCGTTAATCCTGACTGGGCATCAGCGCTCCGTGACCTCGCTAAAGAAGTCAAAAAGTTTATGAAGTCACAAGTGCGTGAAATTAAAAAGCGCAAGTGGGGAGTAAACTCAACACCTACACAAGACGCATTAGCAGTCATGGGTAGCACGGCGCTAAACGAATACTACGATGGAAACAACTATGTTCAGTTGGAAACCATCGTGGGTATGAATCACACCATCGCACTCGCTATGCTACTCCAAGCAGTAGCAGAGATGCCTCCTCCTACTGGCTACAATGAACAAGAAGATTCTGACGAAGCCGGAGAAGGCGAAGAAGGCGAAGGCGAAGAAGTTGAGGGTCAAGGCGAACTCGCTGGTGGAGCATCAGACGAGAACGGTGACGGAGCAGAACAGGGTGAGAACTCTGGTGAAGCCATGAAGGGTGATGGCAAAGCAGAAGGTGACCCATCAGACCTAGAAGATGAGACACAAGAAGTGGATAGAGCAGGTATCCAACAGACTGCAAAGAACATCTTGCGAGATAAGGTTCACGAACACGGTGGACAAGCAAAATGGCAACCAGTCAAAATTGGACCTACTACTCGCTCACTTACCGTACAGGGTGCTATAGGCAAGCGTAGAGTTCCTGCCAACATGGGCAAGAACCCACGACGCATGCACAGGTTCCTTACGGACCCAGATAAAAGAATCTTTGACAAGTACGTCAAAGCATCTGGTGGAGTTGTCATCATTGACATGTCTGGTTCTATGAGTCTCTCAAAAGAACAGGTAAAAGATATGATGCTAGCCAGCAAGGGCTGTCTCATAATCGGATACTCTGGTGGAAGCCATGAGAACCCTAATACTTGGATACTCGGAGACAAGGGTAAAATCGTAGACGATATTCCAAGAGTAAACGGTGGAAACTTGTGTGACCTATCAGTAGCAGAATACGCTATTGAGAAGCGCCAGAACGCTAAAGCACCAGTCATCTGGATAACAGACGGCATGTGCTACAAGGAAGGCTATCACGGTCAAGGGTGGTCGGACGAACTAGAATGTGCCAAGTTCGCCCTCAAGCACAAGATACACATGGAGTATGAACCAGAGGGTGCTATTGAGTACCTTAGGGGACTCCAGCGAGGCGATAAGCCTAATCCACGAATACTGGAGCGATGGAGAGAGATGTTCACACTCCATCTCGCCAGATAGGAACGAGTTAGTGGCAGGAAGTGATCTCCTCTCACTCCTGCCACTACTCACATTCCCCAATAACGGACTTGACCGCTATTCATATTATACGGTAGAATAAAGGAAGGAGGGTAGCAAATCTTGTCTGAAATAAACTTGTTCGGAGATGTGGAACCACATTTAAACGGTGTGACTGCGTCAGAGATAGAAGAATTGTTTAACTACTGGATAGAAGTGTTTGAGAAGAACGGAAACACTATCTTAGACGAAGCCAGAAGCAAGAAGATATCTATAGCCATTAAGAACTATGGCATGGAGACTTGTAAACAGGCTATAAAAGGTTGCTCCCTATCCTCGTGGCATAATGGGCATAACCCTTTAGGGAAAAAGTATCACGACCTTACGCTCATCTTCCGTAACGCTGAAAAAGTGGAGCAGTTTTTAGAAACTTACTACGAGGAAACAAAAGCTAAAAAGGAGATGGACGAATGGTTACAGGAGTAAGTAACATGTTATCAGTAAATGGTAAGACTAAGAGGGCAATAGCAGAGGAAGCCATACAGGAACTAAACCCTGATGCACTCTTTATGGACGGCTTAGACAGTGCCATTATCGGCGTCGGCGGTGCGTTCGGTGCACATAAGGTAGTGTACAGTGAGTCCGCTATCATACAATCGCTAATGTTTGAGGACGGAATGTCTCACCTAGAAGCCAACGAATACTTTACCTACAATATAGAAGGAGCGTATGTAGGAGAGAATACTCCCATCATCATACGAGACATAAACGAACTCTACAGGACGTACGGAGACGGAGAGTTAGCAGATGACTAGCCAGTCCGGACCCCACAAGAACCGCAGAACTCCATTGACCCGACACGTTCGGGTGTTTCTTGATCATATGCGCACTGTGACCACGCTTCTCCACAGGGTCCAATTAGACGAGCACCTACGCCGTCAACATAATCGCGAAGCACGTCGGCAACGGAAGGGATAGGAGCCTCGGGCGCTTTGCTAGGGAGTCCAATGGTGTCCCTAGCGTACTCCCTAGCGGCTAGAGCGATGACTTCTGACGTAGATATGCCTAATTCTTTAGCGGCCTCTTGGCAAACCATTTTTACACCAAGTGGCAACGAGATATGTACTCGTACTATCTTGTTCTTGTCATCCATTTTTAATCTAAATCGTCCAACGATTCTTTACCGGCCTCTTTCAGGGCCATCATCAACAGGAGTTCAGTCATAGATATGTCATACCCTTTGGAAATCTCAAGTAAAAGATTCTTTAGTTTAGGTGACACTCGGAAACTCATGCCAACAAAGTCTTGTGTTTCATCAGCCCGTTTCGGCGGTCTTCCCGTTTTGTTAAAGTTTGAAAAATCACGCACTTTTATCTCTTTTCTCAGCTGCCGGGCGGACGGCATAAATGTAAAAAACTATGCACTTTTATATAAACTTAGTATATAGCTGCCCAGCTTAGGACGCAACAGGTGTGACACCAATCACCTTATAGTATCGCAAAAAGAGTCAATGGTGTCCCTAAACTAAATAGTTGATGTACAAATTACCAACTGCCACAAAAGGAGGCGAAATGAAAAAATTAGCTAAGAAATTAGTATTCGGTGGAAAGAAACAAGCCCCAAAAGGCCACAGCCTTCCATCTAAATACCGCAACGTAAATGATCTACAATGGTCAGACGGACTTGAAAGAGAAATCTTCCGACTACGAAGTAGATTCTAAGCTCAGCTGCGTAAAAGCAAAAAACGTAAAAAGTGGGTCACTTTTGTAAATGACACCCGGAGAGCTCAGCAGCTTCCGGGGGGATTTTGAACAAAAGTAGGCCCCTTTTTCATTTTTGTAGAAGACCGTAAGTATGAAATGGATCAGAGCTCTTCAAAAAACGAAAAAACCACCCCTTTTTTGCAAATCCGGCAGCAAGCCTGGAAGCTCAGGGATGGAAAATCAAAAAACGATAAAACTATACCACTTTTTATGAAGACAGCTGCCCGGGTAGCTCAAGAAAAAGAAAAAACTATACCACTTTTTTTATTTGGACCCTAGTGCTGCCAAAGTCCAAAAAACGCAAAAACATACCACTTTTTACCTCTCCCCGGGAAAGCCTGGGAGCTCTTAAAAACAATCAAAACTGGCCACTTTTTGCAAATCCGGCAGCGGGATCAGAACTGCAGTAAACCCACCCTACTGACTATACGTCAGACTTGAAAAGCAACACAGCCCAACCACTAACCGTATCACTACCCTAAAACCCACATTACTGTAGTTCTAACTATAGTCTATGGTGTCCCTAGCGCAGGCGAGCGCCACAATCCATACAATGTTCAGACCACGGATACACCCGACGAGACTCAATCTTATGCAAGCATTCAAAAATCTCACGATACCGGAAATCCGCCATAGAACGAAGCCACTCGGAAACCGACAAACCATCCTTATCAGCCGCCTTAGCCCACTGGTCACGCTGGGACTCCGACACCCGAATCAGCACCTGCTTATCACGTGTCTCCGAAACAGGCTCCACAACTTCATCCGACAATAACGCACCGGAAATCGCCTTATCTAACTGTTTACCCTTAATCTCATTGGAACGCAAAGTTTCCTTTAAGTATTCACTTGACATTGTCTATCTCACTTTCATCAACCGAAACTATAATAGTCCCGTCTTCTTCTTCAACTATTTCGCTAGAAACCTCAATGGTGTCCCTAACGTTACCTAAGATTTGCCCCAAGACTGTGGAATCCAAAACCCCGGACTGGCCCATAAGTTCCAATAACTGCATAGATTCTTCCTTAGGATCAGCACCCGCAGGCAACGCTTTCGCATCAGCACCAGCCAACGTAGACCTAGCATCAACAACCGTAGCTTCACCTAAAGTATTCAACGCCACATCAACACGTTCCACGTTCATGCCGAGCAAACGAGCACGCCTATCCATAATACCAAGCACAGTCTGAACCGCACGCTGATCAGGCTCCACCGTAATAGTAGAACCATCCTCCAACTCCTCACGCCTAAACTGCGTCAAAGGCCACAAAGACTTCTGCATCTCATCTAACCTTTCCAACTCAAGCCGCAAAACTTCAGGATACGCCAAAAACGCCTCAGAATTTAACCGATTCAACTGACGCCGAGTAGCCGCCGCAACAGCAGACGCAGTCATATCAAAACGCTTCGCAATATCCGAATTAGAAAGCCCCGACTTTTTCAAAGAAAAGATACGAGCATCCCTCTCCGCCAAGAATTCCTTAGGTAAATTATCTGCCATAATAGTCCCGTTTCTTAAATAAACTATGCTCTACAAACCCCAATGGTGTCCCCAAACATAGTATAGCACACAGCAATACACCCTAATGCCTAGAATTATACTGCGACCAAACCTGAGCCAAAGTAAAACGACGGGGCTTCACACCACGACGCTGCCCCTCAGCAGCCAACTGGCGGGGCGTCAAACCAGCCCACACCCCATGCAAATCAGAAGCAGGAAACGACAGGGCATACTCCAAACAATCCTGACGAACCGGGCACTGCCTACAAATCCTACGAGCATCACTAATATAACTCAAATCCTTATGAGCCTTAGGAAACATCTTCTCAGCCTTACCAGCACAAGCAGCATCATCCGACCAATGCGGAGGCAAAGCAGGGGAGGGCGGGGGTTTTTCGGGGTTTGTGTGTGGTATATCGGTTTGGTTTGTTTTGGTTAGGCGTTGGGGTGGTTCGTTTGTGTGTGTCATTGGAATACTTTAGTTGGGGGGTAGTGTGCTTTTATTGTGTGTGTAGTATTCCTTTTACCCTATTGTAAAGCATATATTGGGCTGAGTCAAGGGGTGTGTTAGGCTTCTATATGCTTATGGTGTCCCTAGCTATAGGGGTGTATGCTTGTATAGGGGATTATGACCTTTTTGGTAACGTGGTTAGTGTTTCCGCCCGATGGTCCTCTAGTATTGACTGCATATTTTGGGGAATGAGTTGGGTGATTGTCCGCTGTCTACGCAGAGTAGTATGGCTCCTCCGAAGTAGGATATGATGAATGCTAGTATGAATACGATGATTTTCATGCTAGTTTTATCCATTCGGTTTTGCCGCAGAAGGGGCATGTTTGGTATTGGGGGTGGAGCTTTTCGGCTATGAGTGCACGGCATTTCTTGTTGGTGCACTTGTAGAATTTGCTCTTTTTGTAGGCTGGTTTCTTCTTTTTTGGTTGTGGTGTGAAGTCAAAGTCTTTCATAAGTTATGTAAGATGTAGTCTAGTAGGGCTATTAGGCACAGGATGATGAACCATATTACGACAAAAGTGATCATGTTTTTACAAAATATCGGTTTCAGTCAAGGGGGTTTTGGACTATTTCGGGATAAAGTGGGGCAGTTTTTGGCATTTCTTCTACTGCTTTCCTTAGGTCGTTTAACACTGTAGTGTATTTTTCACCTAAGTTATGTGCTTCTTGGTAGTGTTCTAGGCCTTTAACTAGTGACTCTGCCTGTAGTCTGCCGAGTTGTTGTACTCGTATTAGGTCTATTGCTTGCTCTACGTCTAGCAGGAACCAGTCTTCGTTGATTTCTTCTTCGCCTATCATGACGGCATCCAGAATAGTGACCAGTCAAACCAGAACCCGAAGCCTAGTTTGTCTAGTTTAACAAAGGATATGAACGTTAACATTGCGCATAAATCACCCATAAAGATGGCTAAGTCGTGTATTCCGCCATCTTGGAAGGGGGCTTTTATGTCTTGTATTAGGCTATTCATGACTTAATAGCTTCGTGGATTCTTCGCACTACGAACACCACTGCTGCTATAGCGCTTGCGGCTATAAGGATAAACCCTACTTGTAGGTACCAGTACCCTCGTATAGGGTCTTTAACAGGGTCTTTACGCCTTCTTGATGTAATGCTTGGGCCTGTCATAGTCTGCTCCATGCTGGCTCACACTCCTTTATTTGATCTGTGTCGCAGGTAATGGTTATTGTCGCCCCACATGAATCTGGCTGGGGAGAATGAGTCAGTGTCACTGGCCCATCTAACGTCACTTTCCTGTGATGTGTAGATCTTTGATATGTTCTTATTATTATTGCAGGGTGTTCACAGGGGTCTTTTTTCTTAGCCAACGCCTGATGAACATGTACAACCGCTTTCATTAGCCGACAAATTCGTCGCCAACGTTCCAAGCGCAAGGCGTTAAACCATCTGCTTGTAGGGCATTTAGCGTGCGAATAACTTCGTCTACGTTGCGTCCAGTGTCTAATTCGTTAACACTTACTGACACTACACGGTTCATAGGGTTAACGATATACGTTGCACGGAGACAAACGCCTGCGTTTTCATCTACGATACCTAGTTCATGTGAAAGGCTTAAACCAGTGTCAGCAACTAATGGATGTCGGATATCTTTGATAAGATTATTTGATTTTTTCCAATTTAGCTTACAATGTTCATTGTCCCCACTGAAACCAACCACATTTACGCCTTCGTCAACTAGGCGGTCCATCTCTGCTATCTCTGTAGGGCAGATAAATGTAAAGTCCTTGGGATAAAAGTAAAATACTGACCATGTTCCTTCAAGAGACAGGGCCATATCGTTGTTACTTACTGTTGTGAATTTGTTGTCCGCATCAACTCCTGTAAGTGAGAAGTTGGGGAACGTTTCGTTAACACCTAGCATTATTGCTCCTTTATTGTGTGTTTATATATCTGTTACGTCTCTGTTTTGAGCGTTTGCCCGAAATGTATAAGCGTCTGCTTTAGCATTTTCAAGCCATTCGTCGGCTTCATCTTTCTTTGATCCCGACAAATCACTGTTATCTACAGCATCTAATGCGGCATCATATGCGTCAATGCCAGCAGCTAACGCTGATGCGTTCTCGTTTATAGCATAACCCCACATGGTCATGCGTTGTGCTTCTAATGATTCTGGAATGCTCATAACTATATTCTACTCTATTTCAGTAGGGAAGTCAAGACTTACTATATCTGAATAAAGATCCAACATAGTGTCCTGAATTTCCTCTGCCGAAAACATGCTTCTATCGGCAGTAAGTTTCAAAAGCTCCTCTATCTTACTAATTAACTCACTCTGTACTTGCGCTGTCATACTACCTCCATACCTATAACTATAACATATTATAAGTCATTTGTCAAGAGTGGCGCTCCTCCTAGGACTTGAACCTAGATTTCACAGCCGGAAGAGGGCAACTGTGCGTAATCAGCTTATACGAGAGGAGCAAGACCTATTCTACATCAATAAAGATGCATTCTCCCGGACATTCCTCTGCTGATTCCACTACAGCTTCAAGTAATTCTTCTGGAACATCCGCTGTTCCCTCAGCCATTTGTAAAATAGGTTCATTTTGGGCAGTTTTTCCATCTTTTGAGTATATTGTAGGCCATGATTCTTCCTTGACATAGGCTAAACCATCGTCAGCCATCTCAAAAATCTGGGGACAAATCTCGGCACAAAGACCATCACCAGTACATAAATCTTGATCAATCCAAACTTTAATTGACATTTAACGCTTCACCCTAAATCCTCTAGATAAACTGTTTATAGTAGTGGACACCTCTCTTTTCCAAATCCATGGAAATATAGCATGAGTGATGGCCACAAACACTAGTCTACCAAGCCTTAAGCCGAGTCTAGTGGAAAAAGCAAAATGTTGTATATACGTCATCCCATTCAAGTGAGGATGCAGCGTAAACTTATTAATTATCTTGTAGGGGGCGAGGCGTTTGGAGATGGTTTTCATTTTCGGTTGCATCACGCCTCTCTTTCTTTATAAATAATTCGGGTCTTTCGCCCATCATTTCAATAGGTAAATCATCCCACGTGTTCGTCATGGTTAGCTTCTTTTGTTTCTATACTCAAATAAGACCCTAAATCTTTCTCTAACATCTCTAAAGGTCTAGCCCCTACCAAAGTTTCCTTAACTTCCCCATTTACGAACAATAACATGGAAGGAATTCCAGTTAAATCAAACCTATTGGCTAAAAACGGTTCTTTTTCTACATCTACTTTACGAACTTTTAACGCACCAGCGTGCTTAGCGGCAAGTTCGTCAAGAATGGGGGCTTGAAACTCACAGGGTCCACACCAGCTAGCCCAAAAATCAACCAAAACAGGCACAGAAGAAGTGCTTATTTCCTGATCAAACGACTTTTCATCTAAAGGAAGGGCGAACCCGTCATCCAGATAAACACGTTTTACCGAACTTTCAATGCGTGAGTATTTAGAATCCATGACTCTAGTGTATCACATTTACACGCCTCAGGCAAGCCATATCATAGCAAAAACCCCACCGCCCGAAGACGATGGGGTTTAAGTAAATCTTTACAGATTAATGTTACGCTGTGGCAGTATTGCCTACATAACCGACGACAACTGAAAGATCGGCACCATCGGCGCTTGAACCTTTCTGATCTACTTCTAGTTGAAGTATGTCGCCCGCAGCCCAAGTCTTAACGTCAGGTAGCGTAGCTGTCACATAAGTGGAGCCAGCGGCTATCGTAGGACGATTTCCTTGAGTTGTGTACATGGTGGTGCCATTTTTGTGTAGGTCAAAAATTGCAGTTGAACCAGTAGGAGCTGTTACTACAGCTGCTGTTACAAATGTAATTTCGCCTGCAAAAGGCATCCGAATAGCTTGCTTACCACTTGTTGTGTTCAAATCACCTTTAATGTGATAGTGAAACAATTGGTCGCCTATTATTCCTGAACTTGACATAATTAAACCTCAATCTTTCTGTTAGGTTACGCTACGGCGTCGTTGCCTACGTAGCCGATACAAACTGTGAGGTTAGCGCCTGCAGTGCCTGACCCTTTTTGGTCAACCTCTATTGCAAGCCTGTCACCTGCGGCCCAAGTTTTAACGTCTGGAAGAGAAGCTGTTACCGAAGTAGCTGCTGCTGCTATCGTAGGACGGTTACCTTGAGTCGTGTACATTGTCGTGCCGTTTTTGTTAAGGTCAAATATAGCAGTTGATCCAGCAGGAGCTGTAGTAAGCGCCGCTGTCACAAAAGTAATTTCACCAGCAAAAGGCATTCTAATCTGTTCTTTGACACCAGTTGTTAGGTTGCCTTTGTGTTGCAACGTAAACATCTGGTCGCCAATTATACCTGAACTTGACATAAGTTTTACCTTACCTTCATATAAATTGATAAATCGTGATAGTAAATGAAAGGAGGAAAAACTCCCTCTTTTCTTTCCATATGATACCACAAATTTGCTTTCAATGCAAGAAACAAGTATAATATGAATATGGACAACAATGAGGGCGCACACGTGTTCGTCTGTGGCGCAGAAGACGGAACTAAACTACAAGTGTTTATAACTGACACACATTTAGTTCTAGATGCGTTTGATTCAGAGGGAGAACACTTAAGAAATATCACTCAAACGTTTGGAGAATGGGTTAAAGAACTTACACCCAGTCCAAGCCCTCAAATCATTGAACCTGTAAAAGATTTTCTTTAAGCAGGCGGATTAACCAAATTGTAGCCCATTGTATAGTTCGCTATGCAAGGGGTCAATATAACTCTAGCCCTTTCTTTGCTTTCTGCGTCTAGGCTAGCCATGTTTGCTTGCAAGTTCTCTATATTTGTTTTAAAAGTAGGTAACGCTGTTTTAAGGCTGTCTACGTTTTTAGCAACAATATATGTATAAACTTGTGCGCATTCTGCGTCTAAATCTGTTACTGATGAATGAAAAGCCACTTTACTCTCCTTAAGCTGACTCTAATGCGGCAACTTTTGCCTCTAAAGATTCTATACGATCTTTTTGATCTTTGCAAATTTTTATTAAGGGGGCAGTTAATTGATCATAATAAATTGATCTAGGTGTTTCGCCCCAATGTCCTTCGTCGTACCTTACCGCATATTCATATCCAGCGTTATGTAAACTCTCAGCAGAAAGACCTGCTTCAAGAGGAACGGAAGAATCGTCATCAGCTCCCCTAAACTTTATAGGGCGAGCATTAAGAACCTGATACGCTTCGCTTAACGGTAGGTCTACAATGTCTTTTTTAAAGCGCTCACTAGACGTGTACTCCATAACTTGCCTATCGGAGTCTCTTGATCGTAGGGTCCAATAGCCACCCGATGAGAACGTGTTACCTTGCCCTAAGTAAAAATGCTCCCAAGCGACACCACTAGCACCAAGATTGTGTTGGACATTGTTGTACGGTAAGAAATCCCCAGTATTGGTCCAGTAAGCACAATAACCACTAGTAGCGCCAGTAACGCCAACATATATGTATCCAGAAGTGTTTGTGTTTTTAATGTGAATATCGTCGTTGTTTGGGCAACCAATATAAGCAAGTTGGTCACCGTCTGTATCGGTAAACTGAATATAAGAACCAGTATCATTAGAGGTATCTTGAATAGTCATAGCGATACCACTGTGATGAACATGAAGCTCACCTTTTGTCTTTACAGTACCGCCTTCCATGTTAACGTACAAAGTAGATCCTGCTGTGGCACTGCTCTTAGCCTGTATTTCATTATTATCAAAAGCAAGATGTGAACCTGTACCGTCGCCCCCAATAATTAACGAACCTGAAACAGCATCACCATCAACATCATCTATTTGCGCTAAATGTAAGCGACCAGCGGTAGACCACCAAGCACGTTGGCTACCAGCAGTAGTAACAGATAAACCAGAACCACTAAGATAAAAGCCAGAGTCCGTATCGCCTGTAAAGAATATAGAAGGCGAACTGCCAGAACCATCTCCAACCCCAAGACCTTGCGAAGTAACCAAAGCCCTTGTAGTCGGATTGCTTGTGTGGGTTGTTTCAAAATCATCATCAAACCCAAACAAAATACCAGTGTTGCCAATAGCAACGTGTCCTGCTTGGGGATAACTATTAACATCTAAGTGGTGAAAGTTGCTGTCAGTTCCACGCTCATAGTTCCAAGACATGTATGTCCTGTAAGAACCCTGAGTACCTATTGAGCCATAATCGCCTAAAGAAATCGTTGAAGCAGCCCAAGGTTCTTGAGTCCACGAGCTTTGCCCTGTCTGTATTTTAGCAGTAGCAAAAAGAGCACCATTTGAAAGAGTCATATCACCATCTGGACTCATATTGAGTCTCTGACCCCAACCACTATCACCACCAGAATAAGTGCTTTGATACCACCATTCGTTATTGCCGTCAGTGTCAATTGACCAAAGCCACGCATGGTCAAGGTCAGGGTGATGGATCATAATGTCTGACTTAACATCAAGTTCACGCATAGCAGTAGTATGCCCAATAGCAACCTTGCCCTCAACCACAGCAGTATCAATACTCTCGTCCCATAACATATACTTACCAGAAGTAGCACCAAAAAACTTAACATCGTGGCCCGTGTCATCAACGCCAACCGTTACAGTTCCGTTTAGTTGAAAACCTCCAGAGTTATCAAGAGTAAACCGATCGGTATTATTTGTCCACACTTTAATTTTGCCAGCATGGGTACTGTCACCAGCGCCGTAAATATTTATACCAGCACTATCGCTAAGAGCAGTTTTGCCTCGCAACTGAAGTATCTCCCGATTGGCGCTATCATTGTTGCTTATATGAGATACAGCGTTTCCAGTCAGTATCAGCGTATCTCCGATAGTCGCATCGCCAGCCAAAGTTAAATTAGTACCATCAAAGGTAAGGTTTGAAGATCCACCAAAAGAACCACTGTTATTAAACTGAATCTGTGTGTTTGAACCACCCGGTGATCCTCCACCACCAGTAGCGTTTTCCCAAGCCACTCCGCTTCCTGTTGAAGTTAAAACTTGTCCGTCGGAGCCTTGACCACCATTAACTTTGAAATTAACTGCGTCTACAGTATCTTTAACAATTAAGCTGTCTGCTGACTCATCCCACAACATGTACTTACCAGAAGTAGCGCCAAAGAATTTAACGTCTACACCAGTGTCATCAACACCTACAGTTACAGCACCATCTATTTGTACGGTTCCGTCAATATCAACATCGTCAAGGTTGGTTGTGCCATCAATGTCAGCATTCCCTGATATGTCTAGGGTGGCTGCGTCTAACTCCCCTGTCAATGTCACATTTCTGAATCCAGTGACATCTTTGTTGCTGTCTGCAATTACTGCTAAAGATGCTGACACTGTTCCAGCGGTAATACCATCAACCAGATTTAGTTCTGATGCCGTAGAAGTTACCCCATCAAGAATATTTAGTTCAGCAGTAGAGGCAGTAACACCATCTAAAATGTTAAGTTCAGCAGTGGTTGAAGTTACCCCGTCAAGAATGTTAAGCTCAGCAGCAGTTGAAGTGACCGCTGTGCTACCAAGAGTCAGCAGCCCGTCAGCGACTTCCAAACCAGTGCCGTTTATCAACTTAAGTGCGTCAGACGTAAAACGAGCAGAAATATTATTTGAACCAGCTTTTTGATGAGCAATCTCAATGATACCATCTTCAGAAGTATCAGAAGCGTCACCAATCTTACCAGTTATCTTAGCGTAAACAACTTTTTGATCGTTATCATTCTCACCCTGAAACTTTATCTGACCTATATAATCAGCATCAGCAGGACTAGCACTATTCCGATAAAGCTTAAGTTCAGGAGCAGCCGCAGAACCATCATCAGTGCTCGTCAAAGTAACACTGCTCTTAAAATCTACTTCTGATAAAAAATCTCTAGCCATGTTATAGGGTTCCTTGGGTAAAAACTAACTTCTTCTCATATTATAGCACAAGGGGTGAAGCCAAATCATTGACCTCACCCCTTAACGGTATGCAAATGGCAGCAACGTTAACCGATAATTACGACCTTATATGCGTTGTTAGCAGGTGCAGAAGCGAACGTGAACGTAACAGCATTAGTGCTGGTGCGATCCACCTCACAAACCACAGTTTCTAAGCTAGACGCATCATACACTTCACAGATAACATCATTAGTTCCCAAGCTGTGGGTTACAGCAATAGCTGTAGCAGACCCATCACCAATAGTTCCAGTGACCTTAGTTGTGGCACCTAAATTAGAACGAGCAGCAGCGGCAGTTGAAGCGCCAGTACCACCGTGGGCAACAGCGACATCTGTCGCCGCCCATGTACCAGTGGCGATTGTTCCAACTTCAGTAAGTGAAGAAGTAACAACAGTAGACTTTAACTCAGTTCCAGTCAAAGTCCCTGCAGCAGCAGTAACTGTAATAGCTGCTGTGCCATCAAAATCAACGCCGTTAATAGCTCTAGCAGTTGCCAAAGCCGTGGCTGTAGCGGCATTTCCAGTTGTGTTTTGGTTACCAGCAGAGTTCACACCCGGAAGATCAATATTGGCACTACCGTCAAATGAAACGCCACCTATTGTTCTAGCAGTAGCCAACGCTGTAGCCGTTGCCGCATTTCCAGTAGTATTTTGATTACCTGCAGAGTTTACACCCGGAAGGTCAATGTTTCCTGTACCGTCAAATGATACACCACCAATGTTTCTCGCTGTTGCGAGAGCGGTAGCAGTAGAAGCATTACCAGTTAAAGCAGCGGTAACGCCAGTAGTTGTGAGCATTCCAGTGCTTGGGTTGTAGTTGAGTCCTGTGTCTGTTTCAATGCCTTGCGCTCCAGTAGCCCCATCAACAAAAGTTAAGTATACTGTTTCGTTACCTGAGTTATTTGCGCTAGCTGTAACGTTCGTGGCAGTTGTTGCAGTGTCAGCATTACCAGTTACATCACCAGTTACTGCACCTTCAAGGGTCCCAACCACAAGTGTTGCAGCGGCATATCCAGTACCACTAGTATTAACAGTAGTTGTTGGCTCTGCCTGTAGGTCTTTAAATAGTTTAAACTTACCACTGTCATTAGCGTCACGGAAAAGACCAGCGTAAAGGTCTTGTGAACCGCTTGTGTCGTATAGACCATAGAAACCAATGTCTACTGAGTCAGCGCCACTATTTCCTTTAGCGAGTTTAATCAATGGGTCTTCAACTGACAACGTAGCAGTATTTACTGTAGTTGTGTCTCCGTTAACTGTAAGGTCACCAGAAATGGTAACATCATTTGGTAATCCAACAGTTATCGCACCAGTTGAAGCAGAAACCTCAACCTCATTAGCGGTTCCAGTAAGTGAGGTTACACCATGAGCGTTAATTCTGTCATCTATAGCTGCTGAAGTCATTAACGACGTGTCGTTATCGGCAAAAGATTCACCAGATGTTTGAACTGTCGTAAGGGCAACGCTATCAAAAGTAAACGTGTCAGTAGCTTGAATTGTTATTCCACCATTAGCGGTTAGCAAGCCACCTACAGTAGCTGTGCCATCTACAGTCAAGTTGTCAGATATGTCAACGTTTCCGTCAGCGACCTCAAGGGCGTTTGCTCCATTGGTACCTGTAATTACAAGTTTTTCTTCTGAAGCGTCCCAAAGGAAGCTGTCTCCTGATGTGGCTGAATGGAAAGTAACGTCAGCGCCTGAACCATCTGAACCAACAGTTAAAGTACCACTGGTCGTTAAAGATGTAAGAGTTCCAACACTAGTAAGCGATGAAGCAGTTACAGATGATTTAAGGGTATTTCCTGTTAACGTTCCAGCAGCGGCCGTAACAGTGATTGCTGCAGTTCCATCAAAGTCTACACCGTTAATTGCCCTTGCTGTTGCAAGTGCGGTAGCGGTGGCAGCATTTCCAGTAGTGTTCTGGTTACCTGCAGAGTTAACTCCGGGCAGGTCAATGTTTGCAGAACCATCAAAACTTACACCACCGATAGTTCTAGCTGTGGCCAAAGCTGTGGCCGTTGCAGCGTTTCCTGAAGTGTTTTGGTTACCAGATGAATTAACACCCGGAAGATCTATATTTGCTGTTCCATCAAAAGAAACACCGCCAATATTTCTGGCAGTTGCTAAAGCTGTAGCAGTAGCAGCGTTTCCAGTAATATCGCTGGAGGTAAACGCTACAGTTCCTGAAGAGTTCGGGAAAGTTATTGTTCGGTCAGCAGTCGGATCAGTTATAGCGAAAGTTGTTTCGTATGAATCTGCCGTGGCTCCCTCAAAGACAAGAGGCGACGCCGCAGAAAAAGTAGCAGACGTGAAAGAAGGTGAAGCGTCCACGTTAAGGGTAATCGCTCCAGACGATCCTCCACCATTAAGATTAGTGCCAGCAGTGACTCCTGTTATGTCACCCTGTGGGGCTAAAGCCGCAATAGCAGCAGCCGTAACAGTTTTTGGAGTGTCGCTGTCGTCCGTATCTGCAATAATTACTTTATCATCAGATGCAACTGTAGCAGTAGAAAGGCCAGTAGGCGCAAAGTTAACAGTGACCGTACCAGAGGTTCCGCCACCAGACAAACCAGTTCCCGCAGTAACTCCAGTAATATCACCTACAGCTTGTAAACTTACCCACCCTGAACCATTATAAACATAAAGTTCGTTGTCTCCAGAGTCATAATAAATCTGGCCAGCAGTAGGAGATCCGGGGGCAGTCCCAAGGTTCTGTACTTTAGCATTCTGAAGCTCATTTTTATTGAGATCCAGATTTACTAAAAATTTCTGTGCCATTAGTATTCTCCTACTAGGTTAAGTATGCTTTTCCTGAAAAAGCAGACTCAAAAGTTATTGTAATTTGTGAAGTACTATCATATTTTACCGTACCTATCACAACTGTACCGGCACTATCCACTACCGTAACAGATGGATACCCACTTAATGTGTGCGAAACAGTCCAAGTCGTAGCCGCACTTGACTGAGTATGCGTATGCCTTTTCGGTATTAAAGGTAAAGAAGAAGCAGGCCAACCCGACCCAGTTTTAGGGCCATACAGTTCTCCTGTGTCAGTACGTATCCAAAAATCTCCTGTAGTTCCAATTGAAGCGCTCGGCGTGGTGGTTCCATAATAAATCTTTGAACTAGCCCCAGCGTCATTCACAAACGTGGCCGCAACTACAGAAACACTATTTTCTGTTGTGTCCGTAACGGTAACAGCATTAATAATGTCTGTAGCCGTTACAGAGTTACCTGCTATTTCTGTTATCTGTACTGTATTGTCTGCCATGGCTACACCGTAACGTTAAAATTTCCTTGTAATAAACGGATAACTGTTCCGCTGTTTTCTTCAACTAATTCTAAATCATAAATGCCACTAGACGTCAACGTGTTCGTTTCAGCCGAAGTAAGCGTTACTGTTATTGTACCATTTGAAACGTTATGTACAAGCCTACCATTTGCATTCGTCAATTCTAACATTGGCGACGCAGCATCCATTGTTTTTCTAATCTGCATACGAGAGTTCCAAGAAGTAAGTTGAGCCTTTTCAGAATCAGGGTTTTTAATGGTTATCGTAACCCCTAAAGCAGAACCCTTCGTGCATTCAAAATTATACAGGCCTGCTGTCATTGCTCTATAATACCTGACGCTAAATAATCGTCTGCCGTGGCTATCATTCCTCTTGATATCCAGTGAGGTAACCCGTCAGAAGTAACAACCATTAGGTGCCCGTCACCTCTAGGAGAAATAACCTCACCAACAAAAACAAAATTACCTAGGACGGCTCCTTCTTCACCATGGCCCCAAACGCTTTCTAAAACTTTATCTACCACTTCATCGGCAGAGACTTCCTCATCTCCTTGCATTGCATCTGCAAAAGCGGCGATTAAATCATCAACCGAATCGTCTTCGTTACGCTCACTCCAAGGTTTAAAACTTTCTCCCATTTTTCTTAACTTCTTTCTGCAATGCCGCAACTTTTTGATTTAGGTCTCTATTTTTTTGTTCTAACTCAACAACTTCTGCTTGTAAATGATGCGCTATGTACCTTAACCTATTATTTTCTTTCCTCTGTAATTCATATTCTATCCTACTTTGCTTAACCAAATCCAACCAAACGCTGTCTTGTGCTGATTCTATATCAAACTCTAACCGTTTAGAACGGTTACGAAGAGTCGCCCATAGTCCAAAGAATGTTACAGCCGAACCTACGAGTGCGGGCACGGTCATGTTAAGGAAATCCCCCCACATAATATTACCCCTTATGTGTAATCTAGGCTTACTTCAAGCCAAGGACCACTAACGGTGGCGCTGCTTGGGTCGGCGATTCCTGTCCAATGATGGTAATACCATAAATAATTTCCTTGCGAAGACGGTGCTAAAAAATAATCTGATCGGTAAACCCAGCATGAATTAGAAGCCCCAGTTGGGTTATCGGGGTCACGTAACCCTTGATCGTTGGTGTTAATTGTTGCGTTTCCGTAAACCGCAAGATTCTTGTCAGTCGTTTTTATGTTGTTTATTATTGTAGACGTTAAGTTGATAGATATTTTTTCGCCCCTACTGAACCAGTTACCTCCGGGATTGTACGTCACCTGATTGCTGGCTGATAGGTTGGAAAGAGATGGCGTTGTTTCGGTTATTGACGCATTGTACTCACCAATATAAACGTTGCCATAACCAGTGGCATACCCCTCTCCACCTGTCTGATCTTCGTTCTCAGCAGTGTAAACTCTCTGTAAGTGAAGCTTAGGTGTTCCCTTAACTACGCCTCTTACGTCCATAAGATCCTGTAAGGTAGTGTTAGGCAAGTACGTTTTACTTCCCCAACCATCTGTAATGTCATATGCGTAAGTTGCGTCACTAAATGCCATAACACCAACCCACTCATACGTGTTAGGGTAACAACTAATTACATACGCTGAACCTCCAGAATAACCTAATTGGCTGTACGCCCCCTTACCGCCATACTTGCCCTGCCGTATAGAGTTAGCCCCATTCGTAAAACCTCCAGTTATCCAAGCACCAGTGCTTCCACCAGAAGCAGATCTAAAAGACCTAGAGTTATTTGTAGGAATAGCGTATTTTCTCTCATCAGAAGCAGTGTGTATAGGTTTCCAAACACCGCCTACCTTTGTCTCCAAAGACGTGTTCCTCCATGTGCCACCATCCTTGACCCACAAATTACCATCAGCAATTGTTTTCCACGCCCCACCTACTTTAGTGTGTAAAGTCATGAAAACCCCTATGAGTACTTAAGCCATATATCGCCGTTGTCGCCACTACTTGGGTCACTAGTACTCACGGTAATTTTGTAACCATCTTTAGCTGTGCCGCTTGGGGCGTAAAAAGAACACTGATCTAGATCTAGTTCAGCATCACTTACAGCATTCGCAGCTATCTTAGCAGCCGTAACAGCATTATCATCTATTTTACCAGTTGTAACAGCATCGTCGGCAATACCATCAGTGGCTACCGTTCCGAAACCTATAGAAGTTCCGCTTCTTCTCAAAACATGATGATCTGTGGCCGCCTGAATATCTGCTACGTGAGCCGCAGCGTTTCCAGTTACACCCAGAACAGACCTAGCTGCAGACTCTTCTATCTTCTCATGAGTTATAGCATCGTTGGCAATACCATCGGTGGCTACCGTTCCAAAACCTATAGAAGTTCCGCTTCTCCTTAGAACATGATGATCTGTGCCCGCCTGAATATCTGCTACGTGAGCCGCAGCATTCCCTGTCACACCCAGAACAGACCTAGCGACAGACTCTTCTATCTTCTCATGGGTTACATTGTCGTCAAGAATAGAAGCAGTAACAACAGCGTTAGACGCTAGCTGGTCAGCACCGACAGCGTCATCAGCTATCTTATCTGTAGTAACGTTATCATCAGCTATTTTTGCTGTGGTAATGTTAGCGTCAGTTATTTTCGCTGTCGTTACAGCGTCATCAGCTATCTTAGCAGTCGTCACATTAGCATCGGTAATCGTGGCTGTAGTAACAGAGTTGCTGGCAAGAGCGTGCCTGTGGTCAGAACGAGAATACGTAGAAGCAGTACCAACAGCACCAGTAGAACCAGTCAAAGCAGTAGGAGTACCAGTACCAAACGTACCAATATCAAACCATGCAGTACCATTACAGTACGCCAAAGTACCTACGCTAGAGTCTGTACTTGAATAATGAAAAAATCCTTTATAACCCGCACCAGCAGTTGGCCGAGATCCTGTTTGATCAAACCCAGCAGCTTTAGCTTCTAACGCACTCATAGAGTCAGTCATCTGTGAGCGTGTAAAAGCGTCAGTTCCTGCTGTCCAAGTAAAAATTCCTAAACGAGTTGAAGCACTTGCTGCCATTTTGGTTAAATCCTTTCCTCTGAGTATATTGTACTATGTTAATTGGCTGTTGAGAAGAGCGACTTCTGTTGTTGACAAATATCTTGAATAAAAAGCAAACTGCGAAAGAGCGAACCAAGGATAATACTGTGAAGTAGTGCCCTCGCTAAACGTTGCAGCATTCGTGGGAGCGGAGAAAGCTGTGATAAGGGTATTATGATCAGCCTTATTAGCTAAAGCTCCATTTACATAAATGCTCAACCCCACTTGTGGGTCTCTTTGAACAACTACGTTATCCCAGCCGCCAAAAGAAGTTTGCGTCCACGTAGCTGTCTCAGAATTTGTACCGTCTGTAAACACAGCTTTCATTGTAGCGTCTTCAAAATAAATCTTCAAACCTTGGTTAGAACCGTTAAGTAATGAGAACACGTTATGGTCCGTTCCTGTTCCAGAAGAAGTCCAACACCTTCTTATCTGCATAGCTACAGAAAATGGAGTGTAGTATTCTATCTGTGGAGGTTCTGCCGTAACGAACTTTCCTTTATACGGTTGAATAAATGACTTGTCAATCGCTTGACTAGATATCCAATCAGTTGAATTATTCGCAGTGGCTCTAGTTAAAGTCCAAGTCTCACTCTCACTGTCTGTGCCTGTAGCGCTTAGAGGGTTAGCTGCCGCACCGATAGTATCTGGTCGGAAGTAAGCGACAGAGGCTGCTGACTTGGCACCGTTCGTTCCATATGTTCCTGCAGCAGCAAGAACGTCTATAGAGTAAATTGTTTTACCACCATACGTTCCGCCAGCGAAAGAAAAAGTGGTTGCTGTGGCAGCACCGATATCAATGTAGTTGTTTATACTTCCATCAGAGTCATCGTATTCTGTGATACGTATTTTGTAAGATGCTGAAGGTAGCCCAGAAACAGCTAAAGTGTCTTGAGATCCAAAGTACCAAAGATTGCCGTGAGTGCTATCTGGTTCCATTGCCATCAACTTCACGTCATTAGCGGCACCATCATAGCCAATAGTGGTGTCAATGTCGCTTTCCGTACCACTAACTGTTTTTGTAGAATGGAACTCCGCTGCGTATACAGCAGATGCTTTGCTTACATCAATGTCAAGCAAAGGCGTGTAGGAAATATTACCAAAATCATTTACACCTCCCCCATCAACTATAGCGTGGTTCTCGCTGCTTGTTGTACCAGAACCACTAAACGAAAACACAGCATCATTTACCATAACCCGACTAAAAGCAGCGGGCAGCGCTGAAGCGTCTGACCAGATGTTAGAGTTACTTAAAGTACCACCAACCTGTATGTAAGCGTCAGCCCCTGCGGTACCTGCAGTTGGAGTAATCGCAGTAGAAGGGGTAGATGTTAAAACATTTGATTCCCAATCATCATACAAAGAAGATTGAGCATAAAATTTTACAACATCTGAAGCTGACTTACTTACCCTAAACACAACAGGACCATACTGTTGAACAGAGGCCATATCTATTTCTGAAGAATAAGCATAGTTTGTAGAGTTCTCATCCATGTAACCATCAACCCACAAAAGCCTCATCTTGGTATCTGCTGATTGATCAAAACCAGACACAATATAAAACGCCCAGTCGTTATCGCTTCCATTATTGTCTTGCCCACAAACAAGTAATCGTTTTTCCCTCAAGAACCAATCATCCGGTTGACTACCAGTAGCACCGTTTTGACCTGACCAAGCTGAAGCCGTAAATGGTGTAAAGTTGGTTAGCTCCACTACAATGTCAAAAGCATTATCATCTCCACCAATGTTAAACAAGGTGTCAGTTTCAGTAGTCATTTTACCAGACTCACCATACAAATACACTCTATTGCCTGTATACTGCGAAGTTCCTATACCGCCACCAAGATTACCTGTCGTGCCCTCGTTTAACAAAATGCTTCTATTAAACCCATCTCTATCATCAATAAATTCGTTAGGCACTTCTTGTACACCTTGCAAAGAGGTAAGTATTGAAGAAAAGTCATACGAACCATCAGCAGACTCAATCACATTATTAGTTGAAGCAGCAATTGCACCAGCAGCCGCACCGTGGTCAATGGCTTCCTTGACTAAGGAACCTCCGACATCTGGATCAACAGCAGGATCAACTACAGACTGTAGTCTAAACGGATTATTAAAATCATTTTTACGCACTAGGCCAACATGGTTCGCTGGAGTCTCCGTCTCTAACAAGGTTGGAATATATTTATCAATCGTCAGTTTTGTTCCAGCGTGAATACCGGAAAAACCAGTATTAATTTGATTTCTGTATCCGGAAATAGAATCAAAGAAATCTGGATCTAATGCCTGTAGCGCATTCCAAGAAGCAAGTGTTTCTAAGTCTGCCCACTCACCGGGCTCAGAGCTTCCCGCAGCTTGATACGATTCCAAAGCAGTCCAAGGAGTGAAACCACTAGAGGATGACAGAAGGGTTGTTCCAGTAATTCCTGCAAGCCAAGGTAAATACGCTGCCGGAGATGTAAGAGGATCTGTTAAAGTTGATCTACTTAAAGTCCCTTCAGAAGCGTGGATATAGTCAAAGTTTCTTGCTGAATCGTACACGGTGTCTATAGGGTGTAACAGAGAATCTAGGTAAGACATCAAAGGTGTAGGTTGCTGTAAATCTGCGCTATTAGCTCCGTTTATGAGGCCATTAGTGTCGCCTGTTCCCGCTGTAACCGTCCCACTTCCTCCAACATTTGTATTACTAAAGGAAGCACTGCCATTAGGGATGACACCGCCATGTGCGACATCATTAAAAATTAAACCACCTTGTTTAGCTGTCACCTTAACAGTAGCAGCACCTCCAGAGACTGTAAACTCATTATCAGAAGCGTAAACATATTCCGTATTGCCTACTACAACTGAAAATTCAGTACCCAACGCATATGTGCCATTAACACAACTAGCTAAAGTTAAAGTTCCCTTAGTCTTAGCGGCTTCCGTCCCTAAAGCCAAGTTGCCGATATTTTCATCATCTAAACGCATGAACTGAGGTAAGTCACCATAAGCAAGCTTAGCTATGTTACCACGATCCGCTCTTGTAACGTCAGCCAGCACAGGGTCAAAAATATACCAGTAGTTACCGGCATCAAGTGAACCAGCAGATGCTTTAATAGTTATCTGCATCTGAGCAAAATTTGCATTAAGCGGAGAAGTAACAAACATACCTGTTTTTCCGGTTTCTTTAACAGGTATAACTGCAAGGGAAGGCACGTTGGTTGTTGTTAGGACCGGCCCACCCCTTGATTCGTAAAAAAGTATTTCAGACGTAACATCAACGGAGCGTGCTGCAGAAAAAAGGTAAGACCCAAAATAGTTTTTTCCTCCCAGACAGTCAACAATTGGAGACTTGAAAACAATATCTTCAGAGTTTCTAGCTGCAATTATTAAACTGTTGCCCTCATAGTTTGTGTTGTCGGGAACGTACTGAGTATAGCGAAATAGCTTGTACACCATTCCTAGGAAAGGATCGTCTTTTCCTCCAGAGATAGCACCAGCCGTAGCAGTACCACTACCCCCCATAACCGCAGTAGATCCAGTAAAAGTAGTTGAAGCAGGAATGGCCCCACCATTATTTGCATCATTATACGCTATAGAGTTTACTGTTGCAGTACAGGGAACAGAAGCAGCGTTACTAGACACAGTAAAATCAGCATTAGCAGTAAACGTGTATGTCACACCGCTAACAACCTTAGTAAAACGTTTATCGTCTGCATCTGTGTAAGTGCCATTAGTACAATTAGCCAGAGTCAAGGTCATCGTAGCTTTTGACCCACTAGTTGACGTCCAACCACCATTTAAGTCGTCGCCAGTGCTTGTTTTGTATCCAAATATTCTCTGGGCGGTGGAGAAAAGATTAGTGCTTCTAACAGCCATATTTTTCTCCTATCAAGTCACCGTAATATTTAACGTACCGTAAGTTACTAACGTCCCAAGATTTTTAAGAACAAGGTCAGTAGAAACTAAAGTTGAACCACTTAGGGCAACAAATTGACTGCTGTCGTTGCTTCCCCCCGATAGAGACGACCCTGAATTAACAGTAGCCGTTCCTCCCTGATCTCCTGCGGAGCCAGTAAACGCAGGACCAGATCCACCAGTTCCGTTTGGTAACTTTCCACCATTGGTCTGACTATTATAATTTAAGCCAACCGCTACAGCTTGAAAAGCTTTATTGGTAGCAGCTCCCCCAGAAACAGTTATTGATTCTGTGTTAACATAAGCGTAGACAACAGGGGCATCAGGATCTGTCGTGGAATCAACATAGTAAACAGTGGCTTCACCAGCAGCGTAAGTAGCATTAGTCGCCCCAGCTAAATCTAAATTGACTGTAGTTTTAGTACCACCTGATGATCCGGTGTAACCAATATTGCTGGTTCCGATTAAGGTGTCACCTCCCATAGTTAAGGAGCTTACATAATCAACGCCCTCAACGGAGTCTATTAAAGAAATAATTTCGTTTCTGCGAACATGTTGCTGGTCCCAATCCCAAGAGTTTGGATCAAGATATCCTTTTAAAGCACTTTCAATAGCGGTTTTAACAGTAGCCCCAGTGGTGCCCGACTTTTTAACAACAGTAGCAGTTACATCAACATCAGCTAGCTCCGCTGACATTACATCAACCGAAAGGCTAGCAGGTACACGTTCTGAAATAGAAGTGTGTAAATCAGATAAGTTGGCCGCTGAAACAGCAACTTGAGTTGAAGCTGATGCTGCAGAAGAAACGTTTCCTCCTACAGCGACAAGAATGTGTCCATTGTGATAAGCATATGTAGCAGCCGTAGTATCTCTATCACGATAACGACGCCTATTGAATACTGCGACCCTTGGTGCAAAGGATTTATTCGCAGCAATATAGTATTTTATTTGCGACGGAGTTGTTGAAGCAGATGTATAACTTGCTAAAAGGTTAATGGCTCTATCAAAGTATTCTGCATCAGTTTCAACAGAGACACCGCCCGAAGGTGCTACAGTAAACGTAGCTGATTTAAAGTTAGCACTATCAGCTAATAACGACAAGGTTTGCCCTACTACAGACTGATTGTACGTTGCGCCAGCAGTATCTGCTGTAATTACAACGTCTGCATTATCGTTAGCTCCGTTTATAAGACCGTTAGTGTCGCCTGTTCCTGCAGTAACCGTTCCACTTCCTCCAACATTTGTATTTGTGAAACTGGCACTACCATTAGGTATAACTCCACCATGTGCGACATCGTTGTAAGCAACCCCAAAAGCAGTTGCAGTAACAGGTACCGTAGCGGCACCCCCTGAAACTGTAAAGGTATCGTTAGCGGCGTATGTGTATACGACACTGTTAACGGTTACTGAGAATTGAGTCCCTGCAGCATAACTTGCATTTGCGCAACCAGCAAGCGTCAAAACACCACCAGTTTTTGCAGGAGTTAAATCAACAGCAGAGTTGCTCTTAAAAACATAACCCACACCAGTACCTGAAGCGTAATATAAAAATTCAGAATCTTTAGGTAAAGATAAATTACCATATGCAGCAACATTTATTGTGGCAGTCGCTTGTGTTCCTGCATTTTTTGTTAAATTGAAAAGTTCTAATAAAGTTTCAACAGTCGCTCCCGGAAGTCGGTTTATAGCAAAAATAACCTCCGCCGATCTGTTAGCTATTGCCTCAGCTAAAGCTACTTCAATCTGCCCTGTTTGCGGAGCCCAATCAGGAATAAGCGCACGAGCCGCCGCCAATATGCTATTCAATGACGTTGTGGCGTTACTGTCGTAAACTGTTAAATCTGTATATTTTTTTGCATCCGGAGAAGCCATAATTTATTCCCTAATGAAACGAGACCATAATGTCGGTTAAGCGACCAGCCGTTTCTACTACTTCAATTTCGTCTATAAGAACATCGGTATAAAATTCACTAAAAGTTTCTAAAAATTCACCCGCATCAAACTTGTGAAAAACAGGGTCGTCTATACCGAAAGCTGGGAACATTACTCGCTCCCCTTTTTCAGTCCGTATAAAGCTTTGAACCTGCTCAGCTTTATACGTGTCGGTAGTGTTATTAACCGTAGCAAAACGTGAGTTATTCGTATCTATGCGAAACGGATATGATAATACGAATTGCGCCGCCATGTGTTTACCTCCAAAAAAAGACCTTCATATACATTCTACCGTAAAAAGGCACCCTACTGCTACTACTCAGCCGCCGCCTTCATTGAAGAAAACCAATCCTTAAACGCAGGATCATCAACAGGCATCACAGAAAATTGAACTAAATCAATGTCCCATAATGAACCGCTCATAGCCCAAGCGCACTCAATGGAATGCTCAGCAGGAATTATGCCTGCGTTTACCTCTAATCCATAAGCATTAACAAAATACGTAAAAGCGCACCCTTCAATGCCCTCATGGTAACATGGTGCTTCCTTGTCATTTCCAAAGGGGCATATTTCTGAAGTTACTTTAACTTCAGACTTGTCCACCCATAAAAGCATCCGATGGCCGTCGGTGTTCCATTCAAATTCAGTCGTCATTTTCTAGTGGTTGCTCAACCGGAGGGGTTGTGTTTCCTTCCTCAGCATGAGACATCATGTGCAAGTCTTCATTAATCGCCTGCAACTCTTCTACTGTTTTTTGGGCAACATATAATTGTGACCGTAAATCAATCACAGTTCTTTTAGTGGTAGCTAGTTCTTCCCATAGAACTTCGGCCAGAACACCGTCATCATAAGAAAACATTAGCGTGTCACCTCAGGAATCAAATTAAAGTCACCTTCAACAACTCTCTCAACCACACCACCAGAACTTGTTATTTCAAGATCGTACACGCCACCATCTGTTAAGGCAGCGGTGTCAGACGCAGTTATGCTCAAAGCGATCTCACCAGAAGAGTTAAGGGTCATTCTACCATTTGAAGTACTCAACTCAATTAGAACAGATGAACTAGTAACCCTTTTTCTTACCTGCATTTTACCAGTATAAGAACTAAGGTTTCTTGCCGTACCAGAACTGTCTTTAACAGTAAGAGTACGTGCAAAAGTAGCCCCTTGCTCACATATAATGTCGTATTCTCCAGCGCTCATAATGTTATCCTTTGAGGGTTCTTAAGATATTATACCTTAATCCCCCACTGGAAATCACTTAGAACTGGTAGACTTCTTGGATGATTTATCTTCTTCAGCGGCAGCTTCAGAAACCTGAACTAACATCTCTTGAAGCTGTTTCATACCAGCACGCAACATAGAGTTGTCAGCAGTCAACTGCTTAATCTGATTGAGAAGATCCTCAATTACTTCATTTGGATTAATGTTTAAATTTGTATCACTCATAATTATATTTTATCCTTTCAGGATGACTGTGTCAACCCCTTATTCCATGTTCTCAAAGCTAAACGCCCACGCCACACCCGATGCAGGATGCCTCAAGCGAGCAATCGCTTTAGCTTCTAACTGCCGAACACGCTCTCTTGTTAAGCCCATTCGTTCGCCAATTTCCTGCAGTGTTAGTGGACGTTCTTCGTCCGCTAAACCATGGTGCATCTTTAAAACCTGTAACTCTCTCTCAGGTAACACTGACAAGGCATCCATAATTGATTTAGCAAAACTTGTCTCCATGCCCGCTTCTTCCACGTTAATAGCGTTTGGATCAATCAAAGTATCAACATGCTGTAAAGAGCTTCCTTCTGTTATGGCGTTATCTATAGATTCAAGCCTAGTGTTTTCCATATGAGACCAAATATTATCTAACTTATCCATGTCCCATTCAAGAAAGTATGCTAAGTCTTTACGATTAAACCCATCTTCTCTTGATTCAAACTCTTCAACAACCGCTGCTAATTTACGAACATCGGCTTCAACATGCATAGGTAAACGTATAGCCCTACCACTATTTGCTATGGCACGCTGGCACGCTTGCCTACACCACCATGTTGCATACGTAGAAAACTTAAAACCACGCTCTGGGTCAAACTTATCCACAGCACGCATTAGCCCTATCGTCGCTTCTTGGATTAAATCTTCATACTCCATACGAGTCTGAGAACGAGCATAGCGAGCCGCAGTGTCCATGGCTAAGCGTAAATTGTGTTCAACAAACGTATTTTTTGCTCTTTTACCTTCTTTAATTGCTGCTTGAAGTTTTCTGTGCAGCCTAATATCTGGATCTTCACCTAAGGCATCTAATTTTTCTTGGGCTTCAGCGCCCTCAATAACTGCACGACCCAAAACTGTTTCTTCTTCTCTGGTAAGTATTCTATGCTTAGAACTCTCAACATACCCTGCCATTACTTTTGCTCCTTCTGTTGATTTAGCGTATTCGCTAATGACTTAATAAAAACCTTACCTAAGCTTTTATATTTGCTCTGATAAGCCGGATGTCGCCGCTTAGCGGCTTCTCTTTCTAGATGTATATATGAATCATCTTCCAAGCTATATGCTCCTTTATTCTTGTTAAAAAGTGCTTAAAAGCACCCTTACACTATACCACAGACAGAATGCTTTGTCAAGCCCTTCCTAAAAGTTTTGTTAGAAAAAAACAAGTTTTGTTAGAAACCACTAACTTTTGCTTCAAAACTTGACCAATTCTGTCTCTTTTATGTGATTTACGAGCGTTTCATCACCAAACTGCAAACGATCCTCATTTTTTATCTCAATTTGGGTGTGTTCACCCTCTGTATATAACGTACCCCATGACTCCCCACCAAGTTCAGGATCAGATGATATATGGATATCTTTCAATATCATCTCCATAGTAACACCTGCTTCTCTACATAAATCTTCAGCCAAATCACTTGGGAACGAGAATAGTATCTCGTCATGGATCGGTAATAACGCATAGTCCCAATACCCATTTGCCGCTAATTTCACCATAGCCCTACCTAAAACATCTCGTGCAGTAGACTGTATGCAATAGTTTAAAGCAGCATAAGGCCTATCTGAATCAACAGGTAACTTACGTCCAGTGTGGGTTATAACATAGTTTCTCACTCCCTTTTTAACTGGAGCCGCCAATTGATGCGAAAACTGAGTAACCCCCTTGTAGGTTGAGTCAAACAAATCACATACTTTTTGGGCTTCGTCAATAGATAAACCTGATTGTCTTGCTAAGGTCTTTGGACCAGCACCATAAACTTTACCAAAGTTAACCGTTTTTGCAATTTTTCTTGTAACCCCGGTGTTGTCAGCAGTGGTTTGATGTAAATCTCCACCTTGTTTGAAAACATCTAACATAACAGAATCCTGTGAAAGAGCGGCTAAAACCCTTAATTCAACTCCAGAAAAGTCAATTGAAGCCATTCTGCACCCCTCTTCAGCTAAAAACATGCGACGTATAGCATCATTACCTGAAGGTAACTGCTGTAAAGGAGGGTGACTAATTGACATTCTTCCAGTTCTCGCATGAAGACTGTTGATTTTTGGGTGAACCCTGCCATTGGAGTCCATGTTTTCTAGCGATGCAATCACATAAGTATCACGCCATTTAGCGCTGTTCTTTGCTGTCATAACTGCCGTAGCCAACTGTGCGGCATCCTTATTTGAAGGATCATCCGCTATAGCGTTTAAAATTGTTTTATCAACTTTAATTGCACCTGAAGCTGTAGTTTCTAGTAATTTAACGCCCATGCCTTGTAAAGCAGCGGCAACATCTCTCGTGGCGTTATGGTTATTTACCCCAAATCCTCTAACTATGTCTATGCTTTGTTGTTCGTCATCTGTCATTTTTTGAACAAGTTTTTCAGCGTACTCAACATCAATACGCATTCCTCTGCGTTCCATTTCTGCTACAAGTAACATCAACTCGTGCTCATATTTAACTAAATGACCCATAGTCTGACGATTTATCTCGTCTCTAAGTTTAGGGTACAAGCGAGCAGTTAATACCACATCCATACCCGCATAATGAACCATAGTTGGGTGTGAGGCCGGTATCTTACGCCAACCGTCCTTATCGCTCCAACCATTCTCTTTAAAAATCTTTTTTAAAGCTGATTGTGAATCAGGCGCAGACTTATCAACGTGAAAAGCAGCTAAGTTCTTTAAGCCATGACCCACACCACCTTCAACCCTACTGCGTGGGTCTGCTAAGTGGGAGAGTATCTTTGTGTCAAATGTTCGCTTCAAAAGGTCTATGGCATCAACGTGCCCATGCCTATCTAGGCCTAAAGCATCGTATGATGCGTTGTGGGCTAGTAACCTATAGTCAGTTTCATTCATGACCATATCTATAGATTTCTGGAACCAAGGCTCACCCCAAATAAAGACAAACGCTTCAGAAGTGTCACCCCATTGAATGCTCTTTATCTCCCAAGTTGGGGCGTAGGTGTCAAGGCCAGTTGCCTCAATGTCATATGCTAATGGTCGTTTTCTGTCAAACAACCATTCTGAAAAAACTCTAAACTCTTCGTCCGAGCGCACAAGGGTAACCTTCTGCATTGGAGTATCTAGAATGTCTTGTTCGTGCAACCAGTCGTCAAATAATGTTATATTGTCCGCCATTATGGTACAATCTCTGGTCGCTCAACCTTCTCAGCCAATCTAGTGCGACTATAACTTCTACAGTCGTTACATTGGAACTGGCGATATGTAGCAACCTTTGTATACTGATATCCTCTGTATTGAATATTACTTGAACCACACGTTGGGCAGTTTGAAGCACCATTGAACACATTTAAGTTCGGATGGTTATTCATCCAAGGACGTAACTCTTTGTACACTTTTACGAGAAGATCCACGTCTTGCTTGGCATATTTTTTCATGGTTTTCCAAGCTTTCACATCTCCTCGCATACAGCCAGCCCATGTCTCAAAACCACCTGTATCAACTTTTTCACCTAAGCCTAAATGTTGTCCAAGATGGTTTAACTTATTGCTATTAAACATAAAGTGCCGTCTTGCGACCTTTAAAGTGTCAACTGACTTAGGCTTTGAAGGTGGCCCAAATCCGTGGACTATAAACCGAGCGTTCGCTTTACGCATATCAAACTTGTCGCCATTGTGTGCGATAACAACATCGGCCTCATCAAATAACTCCCACATCTTTTTAGCAACATGATAGTCGTTCTCTGGGTCTTTTTTATATGCTTCCTTGAAATCATCTAAAGCGCAAACATGTGTCTTGCGCTCGCCTTCCCACTTATACGAAACACATAAAAGATACCATTCCCTGTCATGGGCAATAACGTTCTGTTCGTACTGGCCCCACACATATGCAAGGTTTGGCGCTGTCTCAATATCATAATACAACACTCTTGGCTTACTCATTAAATTCCTCTCCTAAATCCTCTAACTACACTATAGCACATTTGTAGCCATAAGGCAAGTTTTTAAGCGTTGAATATCTTCCAACTCTGAAAATCCTTCTGCCGCATGGAATATTGTGCGTCTACTTTTTCTCGTCTTTGTTAGTATACCTTCTTTGACCAAACGGTCAAGTGACCGCCAAACATGCTGGTAACGCATTCCAAGGTTATCCGCAATTTCTTTTTGCGTCATTTCTGGATGTTCCAACACTGCCAAAAGAACCCTTGCGTTAACTGTCAGGATTCTCATCGTCATCATACGATATTGATTCAAGGACCGACAACGAAAGGTCTACTTCTCTTAATTTAGATTCAAGCATGTTAGCCTTTTCAAGGGCAACTTTTAATTTACCTGAAGTTTCCGCTAATGTCCCACATAGAAAAATTATTTTTTCTTCGGTGCTGCTAAGAGACGCTAGCTTATCATAAATATCTGTGTCAATAACACCATACGATTCAGCTTGTCTGGTTACCAGCGCTCTATAAGAAGTCAGACTTTCTTGGAACCTCTGATCTACTGTAGCAATCTCAACCAGCGTCGGCTCAAAGTTATCTCCGACGGAAATAACAGAACCTTCTCTAACCAAAATACCCGCTTCAACAAGTGGATCTACAGCACGATGGACCCAATTCTCATCTGTGCGAAACGTTCCTTCTTTAGCGATTATTAAATTTATAGCTCGGAGCAGAGAGTCATCGTCTCTGTTTATTTGATTAGCGCCCGCTTCCGTAACGTGCCATTCTTTGTTTTGATTTTGTTCCATAAAGGTATACTACCCCAATATGGTTACCTTGTCAAGGGTTATTTGCGAGAACCGCCATGATACTCAACACCATGACCAGAACTGATGATATCAACATTCAAACACGTCAACATCTCTATGTCCCCATAAATTGTGCCTAAGACTCTTCCGAACTTACCTTTAGCGTCTTTCTTAGTTTGGACAAAGACATGGTCGTGTTTTCCTAGCCAATTTGACACAAAGTCTTTAGCGGCTAAACCTAATGCTTTTTCCTCTAGATCTCTTGTTCGTGACTCCGGAGTGTTCACTCCATTCAAACGAACACGTACTTTGTGCCATACGTTGAACCCTAAGTCAAGATTTAAGTCTACTGTGTCACCATCAACGACTCTATCAAGTGAAGCTTTGTAAAAATACTGCATAGCTATAGTATACAGCCTCCGAGGCGATACTACAGCCCCCATGGGCTCCAACCGCCTTCAGTTACCCATATATGATAACCTGACCTTAAGTTTACATATGGGTCATATAAATCATCACAGGTAGTAACGCCACTATCCCTAACCTGTAAATAACCATCAGGCCAATACATGTTTGATGTGCACCAGTATCGGTTTATCTGAATTAATCCTAATGAGCCGCCAATAGGGTCATCGCCATTAAAAGCATTCGGATCACACCTAGACTCTCTATAAATAACGTAGGAAAGTTTCCTTAATTCTTCCTCTGGCCATCCGGCAGTTCTAGCAAGATCTAACCACTCAGGGCACTCCCACCCATCTCTTAAAATAGTGTTATTAGTAGGCTTGGGGTAAGTGAGGTTAATTAAGCCAAGACTTACAGCATGCGTTCTATGTGCACCCCAAGTAGTCAATCCATAGATCCCATCGGCTTCTACACCAATGTAAGTTTGCAAAAGCCTAACTCTTTGACTGTTTTCCAGCCACTTGTAATCTAAAGCCATTATAGACTTTTCAACCATATCCCAATCCACTTCTGGAGTATGGGCTAACGGCCATACAGGCGCTAAAGTCCCTTCAGAGCTCTCTAAAGCGCCCTCAGGGGCCTCTACGAGCGCCTGAGGGGGCTCTAAAGCCTCTTCCGGACGCTCAATAGGGTTCTCCACTATGAGCTCAATAGTAACGGGTTCACCGCTTGTCTTTACATTAGTGTCTACGCCACTGCAAGCAATAACCGTAAATAGTACAACCAAACCTAAAAATTTTCTTGTTACTTTCACATACCTATTCTACTACACGTACAGAAAAAGTCAAGATTTCTTTATGTAAACTCAGGTAAGATTATGATTCAAGTGCTTCAAGTCGTGTTTTCAAGTCTTTAATAATCGCTATTAGTGGCGCAGTTAAGTATTCGTAGTAAATACTTCGTGGGGTTGTCCCCCAATGCCCTTCATCATAACGGACTGCATACTCATAGCCTGCGTTGTGTAGACTTTCAGCAGATAAACCAACTTCTAGAGGAACTGAAGCATCATCATCAATCCCCCTGTATTTGATAGGCCTAGCATCTAATATTTTATATGCTTCGCTTAGTGGAAGGTCTACAATGTCTTTCTTAAAGCGCTCACTTGAGGTTAACTCCATTACCTGTCGGTCTTCGTCCCTAGAACGCAACGTATAATAGCCACCTGATGAGAATGTGTTAGCCTGACCTAGATAGAATTTATTCCAAGTGTAATCCTCACTTCCAAGATTAGTCCCCTCATTAGAAGATGGGGAGAGTTGACTTGAAGTAAGACGAATCTCAGCGTTACCACTTACCCCAAAGAACAGAGTTGATGCTGAAGCATATATGTGTTCTGCGCCATCATTCATAGGGCCAATATCAATATAACCGTGATCGTTCTCTATTCGCAAAGCATCACCAGAACCGCTTTTAAGGATTGGCCCAATAGAAGCTCCTATAGTTGCTTCATCTATGTAAGCCTTAGCAAAAAACCTAGTTGAATTGCCTAAATCTATATCACTATCTGTATCAGGTAAAATATCCCCATTGTTATCAATGTATAGTTTTCTAGTTCCTTCAATAACAAAGTTATGACTATAAGCGTTGTAATTAACGTTGGCATAGCTCGTAGCACTGTCCACAGCGTGCGCTCGTATTTCAGCGTAATTAACAGTACCTGAGTCAATAATAGATATTTGACGGTTTTGAGAGTCAACACTAAGTTGACCAACCGGAGATGTAGTACCAATACCCACACTAGTCGCCACGTTTAAAGTAGATGCCATATCAACTGCACCGTCAATGTCTACAACATCTAAATTAGTGGTACCGTCAATATCAGCATCCCCCGATATGTCTAAAGTGGCTGCATCAAGTTCACCTGTGAGCGTGACGTTTCTAAAACCTGTGATATCTTTGTCACTATCTACAATTACCGCTAGCGATGCAGACACTGTTCCAGCGGTTATACCGTCAAGGAGATTGAGTTCTGCCGCTGTAGAAGTAACACCATCAAGAATATTTAACTCTGCTGTCGTAGAGGTAACACCATCAAGAATGTTTAACTCAGCTGTCGTAGATGTAACACCATCAAGAATGTTTAACTCAGCGGCAGTAGACGTAATCGCAGTATTAGCCAACTTCAACCCAGCAACATCCAAAGAAGTGCCATCAAAAGTCATATTAGTAGAACCCGCCAACACACCACTATTGTTATACTGAACTTGTGTGTTAGCACCACCCACAGAAGACCCACCGCCACCAGCACTCTCACCATAAGGAGAGGGAGTAATAGCAACAGGATTACTAGAATTGCCTTCTAACAACCCCACAATAATAGTATCACCAACAGCAGGCTTGATACCATAATACGGTACGTCGCTATAAACCCCATTAGACCCTAATCGTGGTATGCGGACCTTTAAACTGCTTGCCGCCGCCTCAATTACTTCGGCACGGAAAATTCCCGCAGGGACCCCACCCGGATTGGAATATGATGTGTTAAAATTTCTTCGTGAACTCATGATGCCCTAATATCTGTTATTGGCGCAGAAACGTTTGTTAAGCCTTGCTCTTCTATTTTAGCCCATGTCTCAGGACCCACAATACCGTTAGATGTAAGTGAGTTGGCTGTCTGGAACTCTTTAACTTTAATTTCAGTATTGCTATCAAAAATGCCAGTTCTGCTCTCAACATCAATACCCACAGCTTGCTGTATTCTTTCTACACAAATTCCTGCAGATCCAGACTGGAATGTTTCAGTTGAACACACCATGTCAGAAGTTTCCAAAATTGAAGTCCCCGATATAGAAACTTGTGCAGTTGGCCCAATACCGTAGGCTACCTTATCTATAAAAAATAAATCTGAATAAGTAGGGAACGGCACCCTGTCATACGAAGTTACCATCTCTAAAGTTTCCGGATCGGCAACTTTTTTCTCTTTTATTTTGTAAAAAGCCGCACCTAATCCGGGGTATAGTTGTTCTGTGGTCGGGTTCTTATACACTGTCGCAGTAAAAGTTGCAGGCTTCTCAGTGTCTTGGCTTCGTTTCAAGTTAGCGGATAAGGTAAACACTGTGTCTGTTGAAAACGAACCGTCAGAAAGCGTTATGGCTTCTCTCCCCGGCACAGTCATCTGAATCAAGCCTTGTGCACCAACAATATATTCTTCTGAAGCAAAGAAAAGCGTTCCTTTTGCTTCAAAAAATCTAAACTCTAAATCTTTTGCCAATCTTTGAAGAACTTGATAGGTTGACTCCTCATTATTCTGATCTTGCTTTCTAGAGATCGTCCCATTGATCGGAGACGGCTCCCCGAAAAAAGAAAGCCCGTACTTTCTGGCAATTAAAGCAGCTAAGTCAGTAGGGGATATCGTTCCCCATGAATGTTGACCTTTAGCTCTTCTCATTCTTTCCATTGCTTTATTACGGCACGTTACTTGAATTGTGTCTCGGTTTTTGTGATTAAGAGTAACTGTGGCTATTTCATACAACATGTTATTAAATGCTACAGTTCGCTGAATTAGGAAATAATTAAGATCGTGCATTTTAAATTGTGGGTCATACACGGTAAAAGTAATAGAGCTTACACGGTCGGCTGTTAGCTCACAAGAAAAAGCTATTATGGAGTCTTTTATTTCTGCTAAAGCGCCATCGCCTACTTCGCCAACAATTAGCGAATCTAAGGTTACAGGCTTTAAATCTAACGTTTCTTCAGGCATATACTTATTCTACAGCATTAAGCTTATAGTTTCCAGCCCCAATTATTAACTAGTTACTTGGTTAAGAAGCAACGTTTGGAGAAATAAAACCAATTCTTTGCTTCATAGCATTCTCGTATGCCTGCCCATATGTTTCTGGATCATCTTGAGCAAGCTGCCACAATACAGCCATTCGGTCGTAATCTTCTCCTGTGGGGTCAAACTGAGAGTGAACCGTGTACCATGGAGGCTCGCCCTCTGGATCAGGAGGAGGGTCTCCCGGTTTTTGCACGGGAGGCGTATAGGGAATAACATCTAATTGCACTAATTGCTGTGTAAAGACAGGCTTTTCTCTTAAGGTAAGTGAAGCGTCAACCCTTACAGGCTCTCCTTCTGAGTTGCGGTATTTAACCGTATAGCTGAAATTGACCAAACAAACAGTAAACCCTAGTTTTGTAGTCCCATAAGTAAAAGTACAAGCGGCTCCAGAACCAGCGAGCATTTCCAATGTCTCCAACATGGGAATAACAGATATTGTTCCGCCTGACGCTTTATTTGATATTACGGCATTAAACGTAACACTCCTTAGCTTGGGAGCATCTACTTCTAATAGCGGCACTTTTCCCGGCCTAGCTATTTCTGCCATGTTCACTGCCATTCCGTCGTGTTTTAAATCTTTCGGGCCGAAAGGAAACTCAATAGAATCTGATATAGTTGAATCGTACCCAGATAAATCAGATGTGTCGTTTATGTGTCTTTTAAGTATTGCACGTTTTGGGGTAACGGACCTAAACGGTGAATTAACTACCGCATTGTCAGGTGTTATAAACGTGGTTAGAACCCTAGCCATTTTAGACTAGTCCTGTTAAAGCCGAGGTTACGGTTTGCGCTGTATTTCGGATTGATTCGGCTACTGTTGATATTGTTACTTCTGCTCCCCCAGCTTCCTGACCATTTATAATTACAACTGGATTCTGTGCCGCCTCTAAAATACCTTCTAACAATTGGTTACGCTTACCATCCATGTCGTCACTATCAAGCATCCACTGGTTCATAATTTCATTCAAAGCCTCATTGGCTGCTTCGTCGCCCGCTTCAGCTTTCGCCATAAGTGCTTCAATCCTATACTCATCAGAAGTCGTCACGTTATATTGTCTACCAGTATCGGAATAGGCGGCTCTGTGTGACTGAATGCCAAGTTCATCTAATTGCTCATCTGTAATTCGTCCACCCATGTTCTGTAAGAAATCTTGGTCTGTTCTTAAGTTAACTCCAGAGATCTGTTCTATCTGCTGTATTCTTCCAAAGGCATCTTGGGATTTGTCAGTTCCAGCTATCGCACGCCTTACTTGTTGCGTCTCCGTTATCTTGGCCTCAACAGCCTCAATGCCGCCAGTATCAAACGCTGCCTTCAACATGATAGAGTCCATGTTGTAACTCATACCCATATCTGCAAACATCTGTTGCTCAGCAACATTTACCGCTTCTAACGCAGCGTTCTTGTTTGTACCGAACACTCCAGCTTCAGCATGTTGTCTAACCTCTACAAGAGCAGACAAGCCCGCCATATCAGCCGACATGCCTCGTGAGATTTCATATCCAGCAAACTTACTTGTAAAGTCCTGTAAGTTGTTCATGTTGAAATCGCCCGCTAACGCATTCAGAGCAGCATCAGCAGAAAGCATGCTTTCATTTTGGCTCAACATAGACCCAGAGAAGTTTGGAGTGAAAGCTTGGTTCCTGTCTATCTCCCCCAAGTGTGAGGCTAACATTAGTCCACCCAGTACACCGCCACCGGATTGAAAGAAGTCTATACCATATAGTTTTTGACCTAGCTCTGTGGCTTCTTCGGCAGTTATTTCCAGCGACATTCCTAATTTTTCAAACGCAAGGTTTGTTTGTTCAGCGAACTTTGTAATGTGAGCTAGCCTGTTTTCCTCGGCCTTTAATATATCTTCCTGCAACGCTTCAAGTTCGCCTTCATCTACTGCTGTCTGTAAAGACTCATCTCGGTGCTTCTGTGTAGCGCCTTCAACGCCATGCTCCTCAAGGAAGCGTAAATATGCACGCATTTCCGGAGTGTCGCCTTCGCCCTTCCATTCTCCCTTATCATCAAAGCCAGCCTCAATCGCCGCCTCTAAAAGTTTGGCCTCTTGTGTTAGGATATTGAAATCGTCCACACCAAATGTTCCATCTGTAAACTTTTTCTCTCTTGCTTTATCACGGGATTCAAAAGCCTCTTCCATAGCCTTTCTAGAGTCGGCTTTAAACTTTTTATTACCGAAGTAAGCTAAAATACCTTCCGTCAAAAGAGCAGTCGCTATAATTGCAGCTCCAACAGGACCAGTTACAGTCAACCCCATCATACCAGCGCCCATTATACCCAAACCAGCACCCATGGCCATTTTACCAGAAAATCTACCCGTATTCCATGCCTCCATGCCGCCTTGAACAGCCATAGCGCCTCCAGCCACTGCGGTTGTTAATCCTCCGGCCATTCTGGCATATCTACCATACTTTACCGCATTGGTCAGTACTGGACCGTGCATGCCTTTGCCAAGAGCTTGCTGTCCTCTAGCAGGAGCATTCCACCACGCACGAGCTTTACCACCTAGATTTGCTGCATTCAAGCCCGTCGCTCTTCCCAAACCCCGAGCCATAGTACCTATACCAAACAATTTTGCTCCGGAAGCACCTGCGCCAGCAAACACCATCATGCCTAGCAAAGGGCCTAGCTTAGATAAAATGCCAATAACTTGACTAATAGCGCTAGCCAACATACCAATAAACGGAGCAACTGCATTGATCGCCTGCGCCACACTGTCTATAACCTCAGGCAACCTATCAAAAACAGGAGCTATCCTATTCCACAAATCAGAAATAGCTGGAATAAGTTTCGTAGTGATTGTGTCCATTGTTTGTACAATCATAGGGATTCTCTCAAAGAATCCTCTGTTACCCCCAGCAAATAAGTTCATCACGCCGCCGAACAAACGCCCTGACGCAGCACCAAACTCTTTAATTCCCTCAGCGTTATCAGTAAGTAGCTTAGAAAACTGTCTAAAAAGTCCAGACGAATTCGCATTAGACGCAGCCTTAAACATGTCAATAATAACATTAGCAGCAGGCTCAAACTGTACAAGCCAAGCGCCCATTCCTTGGAAAAAATTCTTTATGCTTCTGAAGAAGCCAACAAAGTTTTCACCCATTTCTTTAATGTTGTCCAAATGGTCAATAACATTTCTAGTTATCCACTTCATCATTCGGTCAAATATTGTGACCATCGTGGGTGCCATAGAATTAGCACCAAATTTTTGAATGATAGACTGAAGAACCAAAAAGTTATTAGTCAATATTTGATTGATTTGCATGAAAGCTTCACGCATTGGCTCCAGCATTGGAGCGCCCATATCAGCAAACATGGTTTTCATGCCAGCAAAACCAGTCTTAACGGTTCCAATAAAGGTGTTAGCCATTGTCTCGCCTGTGCTACCAAAACCAGCCTTAGTTGCGCCTCCAAGAGCAGAAGCTAATCCTTCAAAAGTAGTAGCACCAGACAAAGCATCTTTATTAACGCCCGCCAAGCCGCTCATAGCGTTCCTTGCCCCACTTACAGTCGTTTGACTTAACACAGCCGCAAGCGCTGCGGGATCAGCGCTACCAGCAGCGTTAATTAAAGCTGAAATAAAACTAGCACTATTTACACCTTTAAATCCGCCCTTAGCCTGTGCAGCAGCAACTTGTTGCGCTCCTTGACCGCCAAGAAGACCCATGTTTCTTGCACCCATACCACGGCTTATGCCTCTAGCACGACCCATTCCGACTGACTTTCCGCCCAAAAACGGAGTCATCTGTGCTTCTTGAAACTGGCGCATAGCAGCCGCAGCCGTAGCCAAACCAGCAGTAACTGTCGCAGCGGCCACAGAAACACCCTTCATGGCCACTGACCATACTTGTGCCGCAGCACGCCCAGTCAGCAACGCTAATTTAATCGCTAACAAACCAGCAGTAAATACCGCCATTTCAGCCGCCATGGCAATAAAGTTGACTTTCGTCATGGCTCCAAGGAGTTGGCCGAATCCCTTCGTAACACCCGCCATGCCCTTACCGAGTCTAGAGAATGCGCTGGTGGCTTTATCCATTTGGCCAGCGATACTTTTACGGCCTCTGCCCCCAACCCTATCTGAAACCTTTTCTAAAGATTTTAAGCGTTGTTCAAGGACCTTGATTTGCGCCGCAGCACCATCAGCGTCAATATTAACTTTAATTGAAACTGTAGACCGGGTGTCAGCCATGGGTTCTCCAAAGGGTAGGCAAAAATCTATTAATTATAATAGTATTCTACCGCACCTAAAGGCGCTTAGAAGCCACCTTGTGCTCTTCTCCGACGCTCCGCTTCTTCTTGATCCCTAGCCAAAGCCTGTGCGCAAGCGATACGGATTAACCATGTATCAAAATCCGAACTAAGGATTTCAATCGGGTCGGTATGAAAGGCTTCTCCAAGTCGGGCTGCTGATCTTATCCGGTGATCATGTGATAGGTGATCAACTAGCCCCTCGTAGGGTCCTCTGCGTCCACTTCATCACCGTAACCAGCATAATCAAGAATCTTGATAGCAACTGATTCTAGGTGAGGGTCAGTAGCGTAAAACGCACGAATAGCATCAGGAAGAGGGCGTGTAGTGTTCGTCATCTCCAAAATTTCTGGAGATGCAAAAGTAACAACATTGCCGTTAGCATCTTCAACAAGTTCTTCATTGAAATAAATGCCTTGAACTGTTTGACCTACAACATAACAAGAAAACTTAATAGAATCAAGTTCATCAGTCTTTCTGTTAGTTGAGTTTCTACGCCAAGACTTTAACTGCTCGTTAGTTATATTAGGTGAGAACCTAACAGTAACGCCAGCACGCTCAGGTACTTCCATTTCAATATCAGGCCTAGTAACCTCTTTAGAGATTTCTTCTTTCAACTGATCTAAAATTGATAATCTAGGTGCGCTTTTCTCTTTTGCTTGAGGCGCTGCAGAAGGTACGTTTATAGGCGCATCTCCTTCTGAAGCGTTTTGATTTGTTCGTGTATCCATACTTATATATTATCAAATACTAAGATGTGTGTCAACCAGTGCACACGAATTAGTCAGTTAATGCTGCCCAAGACTTTTTGCCTACAATACCATCAGCGACAAGACCATCGTCTTTTTGGAATCGCTTAACAGCACGTTGTGTGGCAGGACCAAAATCTCCGTCAATTCCTGTACGGTTCTTATGACGTGTTAGCTTATATCCCTGCGCAACAAGAAGTTTTTGCAGTAATTCAACAGCAGGTCCCTTGCTTCCACGACGGAGAACAAGTTTCATGCAGTCTTCAATAAACTTGAAAACACTCTTTTCGGGTTCAGCAACAGCTTTAGTGATTTTCTTCTCACCTGAAATAGCTGGAGCATCAAACCAAACAAATTTTCCACCAGAAACATATCCGGGCTGGTGATGCCACCACTCCGAAGGTACGGTTTTTTGAATACCATATTTTTTAGCTACAGCATTGACCTTATTGGTGCTCATGCCGCCGCCCCATTTGATTATTCTAAAGTCTACAGCATAGCCGTAAGACCCAAATGAAGGCTGAGCCATGTGATAACTGCCCTGAAACCCATTAGATTTTTTTCTATCTGGGTTGGCGGCCAGATTGAACCCCGGCTTTTTGCTAATGTAGCCATCATAAAGGCGCTTTTGCTGTGCGTAGGTACGAACACCAGATACAACAGCAACTTTTCCTTTTATCTCAGGATCGTTGAAAAACGCCTCTAGCCTATCTTTAAATCGTGGGTGTAGTTCGTCAAGACGAACCCATTTACTCGTGGTTGGAATAGCCATATCTCTTCTTTCCTTTAATTGTTTAAGCTACTACGGTGCCTTCAGTTGGTGTAATTTGCGAAACTGCAAATGTAAGCGAGAATGATGATGGGGCACCAGAAGATGCGTCACCATCAATGTCTGAAAGTCCTACTAGCAGGCAGCGTGGGTAAACACGCTCTGAACCAGAAACTTTTAGATCACAATCTAGCGTAAATATAGTCACGTCGTAGTATACACGTCCTACCATTTGACGCAGTTTTTCTAAAAATGTTAAGTCATACTGCTCATCATAGAATTTGCTTACAGTTATATCACCAATTTCTGAAGGGGCACATAGAACATCAGGGAAAGCATTGTTTCCGTCGTAGATTTTTTCTACAGCGGCACTAATTTCCCCACCACTTACAGTAGCAAAGTAATTAGTAGCCTGACCTGTTTGCATCTCTGGGCCTCTAATATGACCAGCGCCAGCTCCGGGCAAGTCTGAAGGCTCAATTGCGCCTACTATTTGTCTTTGAGTGGTTTTCATGTCTTATAATCTCCTTATAGAATTGGGGCCGTTAGGTTGCTCTTGGTTACTTCTACTTCAATAAGATCAGCAACACCAGAAACTCTTACACCAACCGAAGCTTTTACAAGTCCGGTAGCGAGTTGAGTATTTGGGTTGTTGGTAGAGTTAACTACTACAGAATAACCGGGGTCCACTAAATTACCATTGTCATCATACGCTTCATAAAGCCCACCAGCAATACGCATTGGATCAAGCCAAGCTTTTAATGATGCACGAATGCGTCCAAAAAGGTTTCCACGTCCATCAATTGTGTTGAACACAAATTGTTCCATGCGATCTTCACAACCATACACAATGTAATTGACTGTGTCACGCAATGTTATGAACCGCCAGTTAGCTTCATCGTTAGAAACTGAACGAGCGCCATAAACTCTAATCTGTCCACCAATTTTACGTAAACCATTTACTCTAGCTTCATCAAGCAAGTCACCTACGGCTGGAGTAACATCAGTTGCTAAATCTGTGATAGTTATCGCAGATGAAATCTGACCAGCGCCTGCACGCCATGGACCACCAGCAGCTTCAATCGCACGAGTACGTGCCGCCGCAACATAAGCAGTTGGGTCAATTGTAACAGTTGAAGTTAACGGTGTTGGTTCTACAGCAGAACCTGCTTCATTCAAAGAAGCAAGTTCAGAACTTGCAGGTGCTGGAACCTTAACATGTGGGAAATAGAACCCCATGTGGCTTGCGCCAGCATTTGAGTAATATGCAGAAGCCGCAGTTTTAGCTTGAGCGGCTGTTTGCGTAGAACCAAATCCACAAATCGCTATTCGGTTGTTAGCCTGAGCGTGTGCAACAAGGCCATTCCAAATTGTTGTTCCAGTACGACCCGGCAAAGAAACAGCGCCTGACTTGTATGAACGAGAAAGTAAATCAAGTGCAGTTACTGCTTCAGCGTCTGTAAGAGGGTTGTTTCCGTTTGCCCCACTCGCTAAAGATGTTTTAGCAACAACAGCAGGGTTAGCCGATGAAGTTGTATCATCAGACGCAACAATCAAATAGTTAACTGATGATGTAGTGTTGATAAGATTTATACAATCTGTAACATCTGTACAGTCACGAGTTGTTAGCAAAAGAACATCGTTTAAATAAATTTTTACTCTGAATCCAGCGACGTCAGCGGCAACAACTTGTACAGCAAGTTTGTTACCCCATTGCCCTGCATTCTTGGCAGTGAATGTGATTGTATCATTACCTGAAGCGTCATCAAGTGTTTTTGTGGCAGTAGCGCTAGATGCACCAAGAGCACGTTGAACATAGCAACGTGTACCACCCTCATCAAAATATGTCTTTACATACTGATAAAGGTTACCAGCTTGATAATCTCCGTAGTATTTTACATAATCGCTAAAGCTACGACATAGTGTTGGCACGGCTAGGTCTCCGCGCTCAGTCTCCCCAGCGACAAACCATTGCCCTGCCACAATATCTCCGGTACCCACAGGTCCTGTGCGCACCGCAGTGGTGACATTAATTCCTGGCATTTCTAGCCTCCAATTTTACTAGTTATCAATACGGTATTGAAATTATGCTCTGTCTCTAAAAGCCAAAGCGTTTGTACTAACGTTATATTACCATACGACCAACTAACGCCGATGGAACTTCGTAAGTCCTTATGGGTTTAGTATATCATTTATTTTGATTTGTTTGTACATCTTTAGGCGTGGCTTTTTCTATTATCTCTTCAATAAAGTCTACACTTTGACGAGTTTCGGCATCACGTAACATTGCATATACACGGCGCATGTCTTCTACTTGCCCCTCTTGATCACCTCTGGGGTCTGAATCTTCTGACCCTGTCCGAATAGTTTGAAAAATTTCCATCAATCTACCGATTGTATCATAATTAACCAAGTTGCCTGTTTTTTCAGGAAACTCAATAATATATGTCCTGTAAGCCCCAATCAGCTTATCATTCTTCGTCATTTGTTTCCTTATATGCATCAGGGAAAAGGCGCTGATTAAGCGATACCCTTTCTTCATACACGCCATCAGCGTTTCTTTGCATTATACGATAAGGTCTAGATACACTACTCCTAGCATTTTCTAGTATGTAATTGAAAAAACTATTAAACTCTTCATTGTCTGTAGTAGCTTTAAATTCATCTGAGTTTTTATCTGCCATAATTGTCTCCTTGTGCCTAGTTTACCGCATACATGGTGTCTTGTCAATATCAATCTAGTTGGTGAATCCGTATGTCCCAGAACGGAGCCGTTCTTGGGCGGCACGAACTTCATCTTCTGTCATGCCCAAAGAGGCAGCTATTTCTTCAAGAGAATCTCCGCTCTTCATTCTTGCCCATATATTTCTATCTACCCGCAGTCTAGTCATCTTTTCGTACTGTTCTTTTTGCTCTTCGCTAAGATTTTCAATTTCTTCAGCTACACGTGTAGCTCTCCCAGTTCTCTCAACAGAAGGAGGAGGCGGTTTGCGCATTCGGTCAGGAGGACCGTTCCTAGATCTATAATCCTGATTACGTAAAAGATTTTCCGCACGAAGATCAGCTTCACGTTTCCTACGTGCTTTTCTTTCCTTCATCCTCTCAACTTCATCACGATCGGGATACAATCTCTCACGGTAACCCCCACCAATTTCATACTCTCCTCTATACTTCTCTTGGGAAGTCAACGTCAAATTATCTCGCCGTTGAGGAGGTTTCGTTGTGGTCATGTTGCCCCTCTCATCAAAGCTCACACCTCGTAACTCATTATCTCTATCCCAAACTTCTTGTAAGCCAGAGGATCTTCCGAATTCATTATAAGGCTCTAAACCTCTTTCTAGTCTTTCTCGTCTGTAACGAGGATGTTCTTCGCCGCCTCTAAACTGGTACCTATCGTTTACATGTTTACGAACCATTTCTAAATGCTCGGTGTACTCATCTCGGTCCATATCAAATAAACCATCATCACGCACGCCTCTAACAAAACCATGCCCACGTTCACCTTCAGCAGGCACGTTCCATTCTAAAGATACCAAATAATTTTCTACCTCTGAATCAGACCAATTTGTTAAATCTTCTGAAGTCGGGTTGTCACGTAATCTCCTCTTACGGTCATTAAATCTTAAGCTAATTAAAGGAGATTTTTCGTTTCCGAAAACAGCATTCTGAAGTCCGAATGCGTCACGAGTGCCTTCCTCTCTAAGGTTAGCATCCTCAACCCACTGACTGAAAATCACTGGTTCAGGGAGAATAGGCCCAGCATCAGTGTAGTACATGGTACCGTCAAGCCATTCGTCCCTTGTGCCAGCGCTTATGTGAGATCCGGAAGGTCTATTCGTTTCATCATAAGCAGAAGATAGCGCACGCTCCCTTAACTTATACTTGCGATCGCCTATTCTAGGTATTTTATCTGGATCTTTAGAAAATCCTAAATCATCTAATCTTCGCTCTTCACGAGTTTGTTCTGGGATAGTGTCACGAACTGGGTCAAACGCTGGAGGTGGCGGAAAGCGACTTTCACGTCTCCTAGGTGGCGGAGGAGGGCTCGGACGACGATCTGCTTCAGGAATACCTGAAGGGGTAGGAGCCACAGATCCCGGCGGAGGTGGTGGCGGTGGTGGGGGCGGTGTTTCTCTTTCCACTCTAGGCGGTGGGCCAGAAACTCGTGGTGGCGGTGGGGGAGGGCCATCTGAATCAGGGGCGGGCGTGCGTGCACCCGAATATCCCGGTGGTGGCGGTGGTGGAGGTGCGTCCTCAACTCTCGGAGGTGGACCCGAAGCACGAGTAGCCCTACCAGTTCTCTCGCTCGGAGGAGGAGGCGTAGGTGTTCTATCAGGAGCACCTAGTCTTTCTCTAGCGTCCTGATGCCTAGCAAGATTTTCTGTTCGTTTCTCAACCTCACGTTGTCTTCTTAGTTTTCTTTCAGCCTGAAGTTCAGCAAAGTCACGAGTAGGGAAGAAACGTTCCCTAAAATTATCTGTTACTTCTGTTTCCCCCCTATACTTCTCAAAAGAAGTTAATTCTGTAGAATCTCGTCTCCGAGGAGGAGGACCTTTAATCCATTTTCCATTTTCATCAACCTCAATACCTCTTAAACGAAGATCTCTTTCCCAAACATCTCTCATTCCAGAGCCACCATGCTCATGAAACGGCTCCAAGCCATCCTCTAACCTTGCACGCCTATAACGAGGATGCTGCTCACCGCCTCTAAACTGGTACCTGTCATGCACATACTTACGTATTTCTTCCAAGTGTTCAATATACTCTTCACGATCCATCGCAAGGTAACGATCCATGTCTCGTTTACCCTGTTGGAAAACATAATTTGTTTCGCCTTCTTTAGGCACATTCCACTCTAATGCTACCAAATAGTTTTCAACTTCAGCATCAGACCATCTTCTTTCCATCTCTTCCGGAGTTGGATTGCTAGTAGAGTGGTATCCTCCATGTCTATCAAATCCTCTATTTATCAAAGGAGACTTCTCGTCAGCCCAAACAGCATGTTGCAAGTTGCGTGCGTCACGAGTACCTTCATCCCTAATGTTAGCGTCTTCAACCCACTGACTGAAAATCACAGGCGGAGGCAAAATAGGGCCATCATCAGTGTAGTATTGTGTTCCGGAGAGCCACTCATCATTCTGGCCATATAGTTTAGATTCAGGTATTCCATCAAAGTTTTCTGATAAAGCTCTTCTCCTTCTTTCAAAATCAGCGCTATCTAACCGAGGAATACTATCCGGATCTTCTGCAAAACCTAAATCTCTCAACCTTGTTTGCTCAGGGGTTAAGTCAACAGGCCGCAGTCGTTGTAGATCTTCCGCTGTTGGCGGTGGAGGCGGTGGAATACTAGGCTCAGATCTCCGAGGTGGCGGAGGAGGTGGAGGTATGCTTGGTGGATCAGCGACATCCGGAATGGCGTCCCTAACTGGATCAAACGGAGGTGGCGGAGGTGGAGGGGGTACGTCTCTTTCAACTCTGGGAGGTGGACCCGGAGGCGGAGGTGGCGGTGGTGGGGATGATGGTGGAGTTGGCGGTGGAGGTGGTGGTGGAGGAGGTGCGTCAACGTCTCTCCTTACCTCACTAGCAGGCGGAGGTGGAGGTGGTGGCGAAGCACGTGCAGCCATACCCAAACGAGAGTCGCTATCAACATCAACATCAACAGTTGCAGGCGAAAGCCGAAGACCATCACCTTCAGAGTCTGGTAAAAGCCCCATTTCCCCTAAAAGGTCACGCATGGGGCCATCCAGCGCCTCCATCTCTTCAGTTGTAAAATGCTGATTATCTGAAGAATAAGATAAGTAAAGCATTAAGTTACTAAATTGCTCATCATCTAATTCGTCTTTAGCGTCTAACCATAACTCAAGAATTTCATCTTGTAACTCTTCAAATTCCTGCCGCATCTCAGGAGTAATAGGGCCCCTACGTGACTCCATATACAAATCTGCTACTCGCATAATTCTTTCAGACATGTTATCATAATTGGCTGGATCTACTCCTGAATTCTTTAAAGCTTCGTACGCTATCCATTGAGATTGACCTCTCGCAAGCAGTTCTTCTGGCGACGAGTAGTAGTCTTTATCTCCAGAATTTGTTACCCTTGACAGCAGATCTTTCGTTGAAGGAGACTCAAGTAATGCTAGCTGAAGACGAGTCATCGCTTCTTCTTGGGGGGTTAATGTTATATCTGGGTCTTCAAGGGCTCGCCTAAACGCTACGGCATTAAGGAATGCAGGGTCATACTTTTCACTACGCGGATCTATAATGTCTTGTATTTCTTCAATAGATAAATTGGAGGTTTCAGGGATACTTTGTAATAGCTCCGTCTGAACTGTAAAGATTTCGGCTTGTAAAGACTCAAGACCAGTCTGAAATTCTTCGTCTGAAATACCTCCGGCCCTTCGTAACTTCTCCAGATTCTTTATCCGATTATTTATCTCTGTAACTCTAGGATCTAGTTTATCCGCTACTTTAGTTGACAAAAAGCCCCCACTGCCCTCTACCCCGTCAGTATCAATAACGTCGGCGTCAATCCTATGCACATACTCATGTATAATGTCTCTAACAGCAGTAATGGAAGTTACCCGACCATCTGGAAGAACTAACTCACCTAACATCTCATCCTGAACCGTAGAACGACCAGCCTGCCTATTCCTTACCCAAATTATACCTGTTTGACCCTCACTTATAGGATCAAAGTACATTGCATTAGCGTTCAAATCGTTTTGAATATAAGCCATGGAGAAGAAAGCTAGATCGTCACGTTCTTCAGGAGTCAACGGGTCACCCGCCTTAACAGCGTCAAATCGCTCCTCACCTAATAACTCTGCTGCACTGAATCGGGTTGGAGGACGTTTTCCATCTGAAAGTTGCAGGGTCAAAAGCTGATCGTCCGGAAGTTGATCAGTATGAGTTACAAATAATTGACGCTCTGTTCCACGTTTAGGGGGAAGAGAAATAACGTTACTAATAATATCTGCAGCTTCATCAACAGCAGCCACCTCTGATTCATCTAACCCATCAGCAAGATCAAGATCTCCACCAATGTGAGTTCCTGCAGCAGGGCGTCTCGGTTTTTCCATAACCTCTTCAGCCGCATTAAAGGTCTCTCGGCGTTGTGCCGATACTGATTGCCTCATCGCTTCTGCTTCCCTTATCTTGTCTTTTGGAGTGTCTGCTGAATCAAAACCCGCTTGCATACTTTCAAGCACTTCAGTTTCTCGTGCAGCCCTACCAGAACGTGCTTTCTGTTTAGCTTTTTCAGGCGAGAAACTATCCAAAGCAATACTTCCTCCATCAAACAATCTACCCCCATCATTAGTTTGTAACTCTAAAACCGAATTTGGGCTAGTGCCGTCACGGATAATAGCGTCAGTCGCTCTCCTCAATTCTGGGAAATCTTCTTCAAGGTCTGGTACCGCCTGCTCAAGTAAACGCTGTACCTCCGTATCATTTTTATCTGGGTTAAAAGCAACAAAAGCCAATGTGTTTCGTTTAGACGAATCTGAAGGATCAAGCGCTAATAAAAAATCGCCCAACTGTGGTATGTCTCCTCGCTCAATTCCTAACGTGGATTTCAAAGTCTCATCATTAAAGTATTCGCCATCAATAGTTGATTTCAAGCCATCTAAAGGAGAAACCATAGCTCGTAGCCTATCTGCCCTCTCATCGTCACCTATCATTGCCGCAGCCAAAACTAGCTTCCTGTCACTTGGAATCTCTGGGTTTACTTCAATTCCATCAAGCTTTCTTCTTTGGTACTCATCATAAAGATCCAGTACCTCAGAAACCCTGCTAACAGTCTCAACTAGGGGCACATCTTCATCTGTTCGGTATCCTTTACGAGGCCACACAACAAATCCATCATCTGCTGCACCCATACTAGCTCTTTCGGCACCTAAACTTTGTGCAAACATAAAAGCATTTCCATTAAATATATCAGCTAAGCCCATGCCTCGTGTATCAACTTCAATGTCATCACCAAATTTAATTACCGCATTAGCTCCTAACTCATCGTTGTGTAACTCTGGAGATCCCGCAGCGGGCAAATCTAGAATCCGTGTAAAGCCCGAATCGGAATAATTGCCAAACGTCTGCGGAGTATACTCCGCAACCTTCTCACCTGAAAGACTGTCAAAAACTTCATAATTGAAACGCCCAGAAACATAATACTGTGTCTCATCCAGATTTGCTTGATCTTCTAACTCGGGAATAGCTACCACACGATACATTCTTCCGTCAGAGCCCTCAACCTCACCTAAATCAATTCGTTTGCCGATCAAAAACATGTTACGGGCAAACTCTTCCCGTCCTTCATCATCCAAAACGTGCTTAAACACGTCCTTCGGTTGTAAGGTTCCTTCTTTAAGTTGCTCAGAATAAAAATCAAATGAAATGTCAATATCTTCTTCAGAAGCATCAGGGTAAATTTTTCTTAAATGGTCTTTTAGCTTCTCATCACTAAGAATGTCCCACGGCGCATCATCGCCATCTCTACCAGACCAAAAAGTTCCTATTATACCTTCTACGGTGCGTTGGTTTTTTTCTTCAAGTTCCACCCTACGATCTACCCAATTATACGCTTCAACATCTCTCCGTAAATCTTCAGGAAATACTGAAGACGCATCCGCATCTGTAAGGCTACGAGTAGCCCTACCTCTTCTTTCCCGTGCAGCGTTATTTCTTTCTCTTCTTCTAATCCTACTAATCCGCCTATTTGCTGAACGAACTTCACGAGCGCTAATTCCCAAATCTTCAGCTATCTCCTCAACTGATTCGCCTTTTCTAATACGTCTAGATATAGCAAAATCTCGTTGTTGTTTTTCTTGACGGAGCTTACTTGCGGCTAATTCAGCTTGTCGTTTTTCCTCTCTTAGACGAGAAGCGTCACGTACTTTTCCATGACGGTTAACAGCCCTATTAATATACCTAACATCAACATTAATCGGATCGCCATCAGCATCAAGCGTTTCTTTATCTTTGAAAAATTCTTCAAGGCTCTCAGGAGACTCACCACGATTATTTACACGTGACCACAAAGCAGCGTCATCAATTCTGTTTAGAAACCTTTCTTCCCTGCGCTCAACAAACGATTGATCGTCTACGGAGGCCCCTAAAAGACCACGCATGCCTCTACCTTCACGAACATCTGGAGCAGCTCTAACACTAGGCGCTTCTTGGGTAAGTGGACCCGAAGCTAAAGTTCCCCTATCTCCAACAGCGGTAGTTCTTTGACCAACTGAAGCATGCTGCTGCCCAACAGACAACCTCATGCCACGCCAAGTAGGGGTATAATCAACAGGGTTTCCGTCGTCATCAACAAGAACAAGCCCAGCGATATCTTCAAGGTTGTTACCCTGTGCGCCAGAAATTAGCTCCATCGCTCCGCTTATAAATTTTGTTCCTACTGGGCGTTCAAAAAAAGTCCCCTCCTGAACAATGCCGTCTAAATCGGCATCTTTAGGATTGGGATTATACGGATCTGTTCTGACCCCGCCCCACCGTGCACTAACCATATGCTTATTCTATCAAGCTGACGGAGTAGCCGCAACAGTGGCGACAGAATAAGCTCCCACCCCTTTAAGGTTTTTAGCTGCAACTCTAAAGTAATACTTCGTTCCGTTTGTTAAGCCCGTAATAACGTGCATGGGGTCTAAATCCCCAGTATCGGCTACAACTGTATTCCACGACGAATTATCTAAACTTTGCTGTATGGTATAACCTGTTATATCGTACACGCCGCCATTCCATGTAGAGTTGTTCCAAGTTAACGTTACCTTAGCATTTCCGGGAACTGCCTGTGGAATTGTAGGAGCATTTGGTAACAAGGACAACGTTGACACAGTTGCATCATAACTTGATACCACCCCTAGTGCTGTATGGTCAATCGTTTCCTGTAGGGACAGTTCATAGGCTATAAATGATCCGGCTAAAAGTCGTTCACCTTTCACAAGCGTTAATTCTGAAAATTCTTCACGCATGGTACCTTCATCAATTTTTGGATAGCATGGTACCGTAGTGTCGTAAGCGCTTAGAGAAGGGCCGTCTAAAAGCGCTTCCCTAACAACAGTAGTAATATTGTCTCTCTGCTCAGTAACTATCTGCGACCCAGTGGCCCTAACCCAAACATAAGTTCTCATAGAATATTTAACTTGATATTCAGGGTCAAAATCATAAGCATACCCTTGCTTCGTTATAGACGAAGTATCCATTACAACATTTATAATTGTAGGCCACTTGTCCAACGCAAATGGCTCAAATGTTGTGTACAATCTAGGGTCAGGTAATTGAGATGAACTTAAGTTCCATTGGTTTCTGTACGTTAATAAACGAGGCGGTAAATCATTCGCTAAATAGTTACTAACATAGTTTTTCGCTAAGCGAGGTCCAGACATCATGATTAAAAACCTCTAACAGCTGCATTAGCCATAGACCCAGCCAATCTCATAACTGGTCCACCGACAGCCACATGATGAGCGGCTTTATTTGCGGCATTAGCAGCAAATGTACGAGGAACGTAAACTATTTGCCGTTCATGCATGTTCCTAGTACCCATTTGATGAAATGAAGCGTAAGGTACCCGAGTGCCATACTCATAAGTTTTTTTACCCATATCTCTAATTCCCATGGGTGGAAATTGTCCTCTACTTGTAAGGCTTCGTTCTAAATCGCCTGTTCTTATTAGAATTCCGTTAGCCCCATAACCTTTATGTCTCTTTTCGTAAAAAGTATCTCTATCTAAAGGTTTCCATCCACCGACAGCCATTCCTTCTGTTTGAAAAAGACGTGAATGTGCGTCTATAAGTTCATCCTGAAGTGCCCTAAATACAGGCTTAAAATCAGATGCACGCTGTGCAACACCTCTTCGGTACGCCTGAAGTGCGGTTGTGTCAACTTCTATTTTCTTTCTAGGAGCCATACTAGGACACCCTTACCCTGCGATACCTCTTTATACTTGCCAATTCTCTCTCAGTAAAACCTGTCTCTAAAGGAGCAATGTCTCTAGTGGTCAAATCTTTCAAACCTACTGTATCATCATACATGTTTTGCATTTCACGAGCAGCCGCTCTAAGAATCAAAATCTTAAAAGCTTTAATATTTGCGCCGTCAAGACCAGCAGTGTATGTGATATTTATAGTGTCGTTGGCGTAGGCATTGTATAAATCTACACCATACTTTCTTTTAATGTAATCCGTTTCAGCAACTTGCGCTACCGCTGTAGCCCCATCAGTACCACCCGAAAGAGCAGACCCAGAATTAACCGTAGCCGTTCCACCTTGATCACCAGAAGACCCAGTAAACGATGGACCTGAACCGCCAGTTCCATTAGGAATCTTTCCGCCATTAGCAACTGAATTATAATTCTTACTAGCTTTTACAGCCTGAAATGACTTATTCGTTGCAGTATTACTGGCTACAGTTATTGACTCTGTGTTTGTATAAGCATACACATCAGGGTCATCAGGGTCAGTCGTGGAATCAATGTAGTAGACGGTTGCATCACCAGCAGCGTATGTGCCGTTCGTTGCTCCGGCAAGATCTAGCTTAACTGTAGTTTTGTTTCCAGACGCTGTCGCTGGTGTGATTGTCAAATCTGTAATAGAGACTACAGGGCTTTCGTTCAAATACAAAACCCATGTAGGCGTGTATAAAATCCCCGGTGACGATAACGTAGTTGAATACGACGGATCTGTCGTGTAATTATGGTAGTGGTTATTTTGTGCGACCCCTCTACCGACTTCAGGCACCCTATATGTCTCAGTAAATGAAGTGACAGAAACAGGACGTCGCAAATAGGCAACAAGCTCCGATTCAAGCCCATCTATAATGAACTGGGCAGCGTCTTCCTGCTTATTGTCTAAATCAATATCCATATACGTTTCTATATCAGAAACGGTTACTAAAGCCATAATGGGTCCTTAACTTGAGTCAGGTGGGATTTCCCATTAACCTCTACGTGCCCGACGTGCGTCACGTGCTTCACGCAAACGTGCAACTCCGCCACGGAAACGGTCGGCAACTCTACGGCCAAATCGCCTTGCTCTAGCGCCAGCTCCCGACTCCCTGTCAAAAAACTTTTTTAATGGTTTAGGCATTTTAACTCCAAAATTCCTATAGTGAATAAATAAATTGCTCCTCAATTTATATGATACCGCAAACACCTATGGAGTCGCCATTACTTCAACCTTTCAAAGGATTAAAGAACTCCCCATTAAGCCACATAAGCCCAATAACAGAATAGCCTATTATATCTAGATAAGTGTCTTCTATGGACTCATTCTTAGCAGATAAGTTACTGGCTAAAAGATTCTCAAGACGGGCAACCTTGTCGTGCAAACGTACAATAAGGCCCTTCTCCGCAAACCTAGCAATATTGTTAGGACCGTAATCTCTTTGCTTATCAGCAAGAGTTCGTGAAACCTCATAAGGATCTAACTCGCCATACGCAAGTAAAACTAATGCGCCTAAATTCAGCCAATAAATCTCCGTAGTTATTTCGTTGTCCTCGTTAAAAAACAATTCAATCATGTTGTCTACAACCCTACGAATCTCTCCAACAGGGTCGTGGAAATTTATATCAGCCGTACGGTCCCAAATTCTAAGGACATGCCGCTCAGCAGCGTCGTCCCAAGTTTCAACGGTATTAGTATCAGTCATAGCAAGCATACTAATCCTCTTTGGCTGCGGCAATAGCAGCCGCACCTAGCACTAGTGCTTTTAATGATAAAATTGCCCATACCATTGCACAAACTTTAACAGATGCCCAGTAGCCAATGCCCGGTGACATCCACTCCATGTTTGGCCAAGCAGAAATTAATACACTGTTTATTTGCATCACCATTAAGGCGCAAAACGCAACAACAGCACCATAAACTGCTAGTCCGCCAAAAGGATTTCCTTGTCTGACATTTTTTTTAGGGGTACCCTTTTCTAACCCTTCTAAAATTGAATCCCAATCTGAATTATTACTACTCATTTTCTTCCTTAATTATTTGATAAATCCATTGCCTACTTAAACCATACTCCCTAGCCAAAACTGAAGGAGATTGCCCTTTCAAGTAAGCACTTATTATTTTTTCATTTCTTTGTACTACAAAGTCTTTAGATTTTGGACCCGGCCTAATAGGGCCCCAAGTCCACGAAGAAACAGATTCCAAAAGGCTAACTCTTTGTTTAGATAGTAAGCCTTGACGATACCGAGTTCTCATATAGCTTACCCAGTGACCTAAGTTTATTTCTTCACCATCTTTAATAAACTCTAAATGACCGCTAGGAACTAAAGCATCTCCATAACGCTTTTCATACTGTAGCAAAGCATTGTAGTACTTGTTCCATCTTTCTTCATGCTTCATAGCCTTATTTTAGTAAAGATAAGTTTACATGTCAAGGGGTTTATTGGAAAAGATTAGCTGTGTTGTATCTCAGAAGCGAGCGACCTTATCTTCCTAACAACAGCTTTCGTACCGACTCTCTCTGACCATTCAACAATGTCTTCATCAACTTCCATTTCAATTGCATCCCAACACATAATAAACCGAGAAACATATGCTTGGGGAATCTCATCAATTAAAAAACTAAAATCATCGCATGCAGGATAATTCTTCATTCCGCAAATTATAGCCAAACTATACGGAAGAGAAATAGCTCCTCGTGGAGACAAGGGAGCAGTGTTAGAAATGCCAGAAACTTCAACCAGATCAGCAATGTGGTTTAAGTCTAGAAATATTTTAGTATCTTTAAGGTCAGTTAAAGTATGCATACCATATATTCTACACTTATAGGCGTCTGTTTATATTAACTCAAAGATGGGGCTTGGACAACCAAACCCCATCTCAACTGGAACTCGGAGTCCGGCCTCTACGCCGATACCATACAATCTCCTCCTTAACAGACTTGCTTTGCCGGTACATAAATAGAATAAGCCAATGCTTTTCACTGTTGTGCAAGTTTTTTAGGTATAATACGCTACCTTATTGGGCATGCACCAGTAGCACACTCATCAAGTAATGCCATATCATCATCTGTCATTATAGTGGAACCAGAAAGTTTTTCACCAAGGGGCGTAGTGGTTTCAAGAATTTTCAAATAGTCTTCTTCTAACAACTCTCCCATAGGGGCTTGATCAAATCCATGCTCAGAATGAAGTAAAAAGCTTACAGATTTCATCTCTGACCAATGCTCTTTCAAATAGTCTTGTATGCCTTCTAACTCTTCAGGCTTATAGTAAACAGTAACTGAAACAGCGTTATCTGCCCAAACTCTTTGCAGCTTTCTGACTAAATCCATCTGATCAATAGCGGTCATGTCTTCAGCTAATACTGTGCCTTCTGGGAATTTGCATGGAAACTCAACTACTACAGTGCGTGGGTCTTGAGAGCCATCAAAGTTACGCAAAGGCTCTACAAAATATCCTTTTGACTTGCAGTAATTAACAAGAATATCGCTTGAAGCCATACGCATACGCTTTACAAAATATTGGCTAAATCCCGGATGTACCCCCGGAGTTACTCCCGGCAAAAGACTCAAAGTTCCAGAAGGTTTAACCGTAGTTAGCCTTACAGATTCAGGCCATCCTCGTTCAGCCGACCACGCACTGTCTAGCTCTCTTAACGCCTTATACGTATCATCTAACCAATCAACTTTATCTAACGCTTGGGCTACACCAGTAACACCTAAACCTAAACGCATGTTCTGGGAGGTAATTTTATCTGATGCTGGGTCTAAATAGGAAAGGGCGGCAACAGCCTTTTGTACCTTATACAAAAGACATGCAACATCAATAAGTTCTTCTTTTGAGCCTACCATAGGTAGATAAATTTCAGATAAGTTGCAAGATTCACGGTTGGATAGTGGAATCTCAGCGCAAGGATTCACCCCGACAATAGAAGTGTCAGGTCTTTCCTCGCCCATTCTGCCATACTTCACTGAAGATTCTAAATTAAAGAAACCATAAGGCTCGCCGTTTCCTTTGTAACCTTCCCATATTAGCTCCGGCATGTCTTTCATCTGCTCAGGAGAAACAAATACGGTATTGTTTGACATGGCCCTTTCAATGGGGATATCTCCTAGATCCCATCTCTTTGCCATGAGATACTCTTCATCATCAAGCGACCCTACTGCTATCTCAGCGCTTCTACGAACGTTACCCGCAACAACAATAGAACCAATTATATTCATACAATCTAAAACTTCAACTGAAGTTAGCGTTCTTCCTACCGCTCCATCTAAAACTTTACAAATTTTTTCCACGCCCGAAATCAGGATATCAGGACCTGAGGCAGTTCCCCCAAATGTCTTAATAGGCACACCAGCTTTTCTAACTAAATGAGTAGCATAGGTCATAGAGGTAGGGTTGTCATCATCTCCTAGATAACATTCAAAAACTTTACGTACTAACTCTCCCCACCCTTCTCTTTTGTCAGGCACGATATAATCCGCATCATCGGCATCAAAATGTTCAACCCACGCATCACGGACAACACCAAGCCGTTCCGGAGCGTTGCAAGAAAATCCTACGCCTCCGCCGAGCATTAAACGTTCAACTGTCCAAGAAAAATCAGAAGGTTTTGAAACGTCAACAAACCAACAATTAACTAAACTGTCTCCACCTAGTCGTTTGTTGTTTTCTGTACCTAGTTGCCATAACATTCTCCCCGCAACACATCCTTTTAGATTAAAAATGTAGTCGTATAATCTGGAGGCTTCTTCTTCGGATAAAGCGGCCCCTATGTCTTGTGCGCCATTAACAACACGTTGAACAGTCTCATGCCATTCTTCGGTTCTCATAATCTCGTCTGAACCTAAATCAAAAAAAGGTCTAGCATATGTTCGTTTATAAGTTACATAACCTAGACCGTTGAAGCCCCATGGGGGCATCTTGTCAGAGTAACTATTTGCATGTTCGTCATCAATGTGGAAGCTTTTCACTTTCTCTCCTAAATAAAAGCTAACACATCCTTGCTAGCTAGTGATTGTGTATGGGGGGGATTTAAGTATTCTAAAATACTAAACCAGCCATCAATTGTCAAGTCGTTTGGAGACTTGACTTTTTTTCATATTAGCACAACTACAACTCTTTGTCAAATTCTAGAGTTGGCTAATTCTCTCGCTAAATCAACATGTCCACATAAAACTAAAAACAAACCTGCGGCTTCTTCAACTATATCCACATGCGCTACACCAGACTTATCTATTCGTGTTTTAAAAAGTCCGACTTCGCATAAATTTCTTAGACAATCTACAAACTCTAAATCAGAGTTAAAAAATAATCTTTCTTTTTCTGCGTTTTCCCTTAGCCCTGATATATTAACACTTAAACCGCCAGTTGTCAACACCGTTTTTAACAAACTTACTGCTGTGCGTTCCCAATATCCAAACAAGCATAAAGAAGGAAGTGTGATTTCATCTTGCATGATAGAGCCTCGTCTATTTACTAAACATAAGGCAGCGTCAAGAGCCCAATCATCTTCATCGTGGATCGCTAAAAATAGCACGCTGTTGTCAGCGAGACCAATCGCCTCAAGCACTTGCTGGTCTTTCCGGCAATCAACTAAGCAAAACTCACTTGCTAACGAAACAACTTTTTCTGCGTTCTTGAAGTAGAAATTATCTTGCCCAAACTGCACAACAGAGTTGATAACTAGCATCAAGTCCATGTCTTTGTCTTTGACAACACCGTTATTATCTATAAGGAAAAATAATAAATTTTTAATACCTATAATAGCGTCAGGGTCTATTGATAAAAGAGAGTCAATGTCGTCAGCCGACCAATTTTTATGACTGTTGTTAGTATCGTCATGGTCCATAACTTTAGTATACACAATTGGTGTAAAAAAGAAAAGGCCCCCCACCCGAAGGTGAGGGGACCTAAATCTTAGGACCGTTTAAGTCGGTCTGACTAACTAGTTCCTAGGTTTAGCTAGGAGCAGCGTCAAATGTGACTTTCACAAACGATTCTGGTCGTTTAACAGCAAGTGCCAAACGTTCTTCAGCCAGAACAACGATAGCATTCCGGACAAAGAAGTCAGAATGTTGTTCGCTGATTCGGATTGAAGCAGCTTCACGGTCATACAACTGCGCACCAGTTCCGAAAGCACCAATAAGTGCAGTTCCAGAAGCAATAGCAGGCGTATCAATGACAGGAATTCGCCAAATACGAGATTCGGCTCCACCAGCTACAGAGATCGCGAGCAAGTATGTGCCCTGCGAGTTCTTTGTTAGCTCAATGTCTTCCCAGTCATTGGGGTTGACGATGATACCTGTTGGTTCGTAGTATGCGAGGTACGAAAGTGTAGCTGCACGACGAACGGCATCAGCCTTGGTGTCAGCAACAGGAGTTGTTGCACCAGAGGACCATGAATAACTCTGGATGCTACCGTTATTTAGAATACCTGCAAGGTCTTCTCCGGTACCTGATCCAGATAGGATTTGATTATCTTCTGTAAGACGAAGACCATAAAGAAGTTCGTTGTCAATGATTGATCGCAATTGCGGTTCATCGGCAAGAACATTCCTATGAGCAGCTTCCCAGTGAGCAATGGTACGTACTGGAGCTTGCTCCCCTACGAAAGTCATTGCTGACTGTGGTTTAGCGCCAAAATTGCTTCCAGAACGTTCTGCAACAGTGTCAGCGTTGTTCGTGAAGCCAGTTTGACGGAAATACTCAATTACAGCTGCGTTTGTGGTACGTGATGGGAAAAGATCCCGTACTCGGCTTCGGCGTTGTGCGATAGGAACAATCCCATCACGTTCAACGGCACCGAAAGAACCGGGTGTACCAGTTGGCATGCTTGAGTAAATGTCTTTCTGCTCAAGAGACTTCGTAACGAAAGGTGAAGACATATTGGCTCCAGCCTTTCCACCTTGTAGTGATTTGAATTCTTCCGAACTAACGAAAGCTTCACCTAGGGAGCTTCTGTGTGCTTTTACTTCAGCTTCAACGCCAGCAGCTACTTCAGCAGCTACAGAAGCGTGTTCGGCTTCAGAAGACCACGCAGAAACGTCACGAAGGGTGGTCATGTCTTCAATGAGACCCTTGATATCTTTAATCTGGGTCATGTTTTCGTTAAAAGATGCACGATGTTCATCTGTAACGACGAGGGTTTCACCCTCAAGTGATATTGAGTCAGCGATCTCTTGTTGTTCTGCCATTTTACCGGCGAGAGCACCTTTGAGTTCGTTGAGCCTACCTTCATCAAAGCTCATGTTATTTTCTCCTTCATATGAATGAAACATGTCTACTAATGACAGGCGACCCAACAAATAAAATCTGTGAGTACGACCAGTCAATTATTATGCTACCAACACCGTAAAGGTATTCATGGGAACTTTCCCAATAATCTTTGTGGTGTCAGATAAATATATTATACTGTATATATGTTTTACCAAACAACCACTATACAAAAAAAGACCCCCCTAGTCACTGGGAGGCGTTTTGTGTTAACTTATTGTCATAACTGTGTGGGGTTATATACTGCGAGTAAACCTACCCACTTTTTTTCGTTTTCCTGAAACAAGCCCACCTCCGGGGAGTGTCTCTATACCTGTAGGTCCTCGCCCTCGTAGTTCTTCCCAATGCTTACCACGATTAATCACCCTTCGGGTTGGTCTAGCTGCTCTCAAAATATTAGAACCACCTACACCTACATGGGCACGAGCAGCGTTATACTCTTCAGGAGTGCCGCACGGTAACCATACACCTTGCTTGACCCTATGGGCCCCAAAACATCCAAGGCTTATAGCCGCTTTAGATGCTTCTTCTTCAGTGTTAAAAGTATCCTTATCTGGTTTAGGTTGTATTTTTTTACCCATCTTTTGTCTTTTTTTCCACTCTCGGAATTCTGGGTTACCTAATTCAATAAGTTTGTTTAAGTCTTCGTTTGATTCGCAAGGACCCCAAGAGTCACCAACACGATGAGCACCTGAACAACCCAACATGGCTGACAGTTTCTCAGCCATTTTCTTTGTAGGTACTGTCTGGCCTTCTAATGGGTCTTTGCTCATGGCTGAACTTCTTCAATAACCTCAGATTCTTCGGTCTCTTCAATAACTTCTCGGGGTGCAGTAATCATACCGAGAGATGCTGGGTTAAACTTTTCACCCATCTTAAGAATTCGCTTAATTATCTTAGCGCTTCCAGATTTTTCTGCACTCTTCAACAAAGAATAAACTTGTTCCACCATTTTTCTGTACTTATCAGGAGTCATCTCAGCAGTAGTAGAAGAAGACCCCAAAACAGCAGTCTGAACCATCATTTCAATCTTATTTAAACCTTCATACGAAATAAGCTTTTTATGCTCTAAAGGAAATACTCTAATATATTTTTCCATATCCTCTACTGACATGGAGGAAAGCTCCAGTTTAAGTGCTTTTTGAGCTGAATTATATTCTTGTATATCTTTAACTGCTTTATTGTATGCTGTTGCTTTTATTTTCTTCATTTCAGGAAAAAACACTTGAAGATTTTCTAAAGTGTAAACAGGTTCACGCTCATTCATTTGTTTCAATGTATTAGCACGGGATTCAAACGTATTCACGTTTTTCTGAAGAGGAATCTTAGCGGTAAACTCAGCGGTACGGTCGTCGTCAACACGAACAACCAGCGCATTCTTTCCATATAAGTTGTAATATTCCATATCTTTAATCCTTTAACACTATACTTTTATTTTAGCATCAAAATATAATTTTAGCAAATTAATCGTTGTCTCTTAGCATCCTGTTAGTTACTGGCTTACCGTCAACTGTTACTCCCTCTA